ATCAGTGACTTTATTACGCTGACGGTCGTTCCTTCGGTGCAATCGTTTATCGACAAGGTGACTGCCATTTGGACATTGGTCGAGCCGGGATTGACCAGCCTCAAAAATGGCATGAGTGCGGTGTTTGACTGGATCAACACCAATGTTATTCAGCCTGCCAAAACCGCATTTGAACAGCTTCTAGCCATCTTTAATACCTTAACTGGACAAGCCGGAGGAGGGTCGGGCGGGGGCATTGATATTGGCGGCGCAGTATTTAATGCCCTGTTCCCCAACCTAGCCCTTCTCGGAAATGTTCCCGGTTATGCCGCTGGCATTGACTACATTCCGAATCAGCAGATCGCCATGCTGCATCCGGGCGAAGCCGTGCTGACCGCGCAGGAAAACCGTGCGCGGATGGAAGGGGGCAGTGGCGGCAGTGGGACAGTGCTGAATTTTGCTGAAGGCGCGTTTGTGATTAATGCCAGTGGGGAAGCGGAAGGCCGCGCTGCTGCCAGAGGGTTTAAGGAAGAACTTGGTGAACTGATTCAGGGGAGACTGGATTAATGGGACGCATAACCAAGTTTACGGGTCTGAATGGCAAAACCTACACCTTCCCAACAGTACCGGGCGACCAAGATTACCGCGACAACTTCAAAGAAGTGCGGGGCAGCGTCAGCCGCATTCCCGGTGCATCCGGCGGCGTCGATGAACATGGGATCGGCAGAGCGCCAACTGCTACAGGCAATGTGCAGTTTTCTATTTATATGCTGTCCACTGACCGCAACGGAATGGACGCCTTACGCGATGCTATTGCAGAGATGGTCGATTGGGGGTGGGGACGCCTGTTTTATCAACCCACAAACCCCGCCGCCGCAGAACGGTTCTGCTGGGGTCGCGTGAACAATATTGATGACCCGGAACAGCGGCACAAAAACACCGATCTGTGGCAGCCCGTACGGTTGAGTTTTCAAGTGCCTGACCCCTATTGGTACACCAGAGGGAATGAATTTCTCTGGGACGATGGCAACTTATGGGATGCATCCGGGCTGACATGGGACGGCACAGGGGCGCTCAACAGCATCACCAACAGCGGCGAATTTACCGTTACCTACAATGGCAGCGCTTACACGGTTGCCAATATTCTGTTGCTGAAAGACACATCCGGCACGGCCAATTACTTCAAGATTCAGCGCATTGTAAACCAGCAAATCAAGGATGAAGTGCGGTGGGATGGCGCACTTTTCAACGGGCAATATCTTCTGTTCGACGCCCGCGCTCATAAAGTTATGAACGTGGGCGGCGAAACCACCCGTATTCTCTTAACGACTAAATATGCCGACTGGATGCGCCTCTTGCCGGGGGATAACACCATCCGCGTTTTGTGCGAAGGCAGCGTGAAAGTAGGGCTGCGCTATTTGGAGCGATACCGATGACAATCACTTTAAGCATAACCCATACAGCCGCGCCTACAACAGCGGTAGGCGCGGCTGATGTGACCGGGCCGGATACGCAGCTCGCCAATCACATCAACAACATCCTGAACGCGGCACAGGCGTTTGAGCAGCAGCTTTTTACGCAGATTGCCACGCCTGCCAACCCAACCGCGACCAACTTCAAAATCTATGTGAAGTCCGATGGCAAGGTCTACGTCCTCAACAGTTCTGGCACCGAAACGCTGGTCGGGCCAGCAGCCGCGTCATCCAGCGGGGACACATTCAATATGGTACGAAATCGCATTTTTGCGTGAGGTAAACAATGGCAACAGCTTATACGCTTATTCCGCTCAGCGGGTCAACACATGGGCGACCGATCAAAGTCACCCAAACGGCAACAGCCGGGAACATCATTCATACTGCCAACGCTGTTACAGCGGACGATACGGGTGATTTGATTGAACTGTATGCAACCAATACTAGCAGTTCAAATGTTGTCCTAACGCTAGAAGTCGGCGGAACAACCAGCCCCGACGATTTAGTGAAGTTCACTGTTCCGGCCAATGGCACAATTCCGCTAGGCGAATATTTACTGCGAAACAGCCTAGTCCTGCGAGCATTTGCTGGCACAACGGCTGTCATCAATGTGTTTGGTAAAGTGTACAGGCTGACAACGGTATGAAGCCCCGAATGAACTCGCTCTACAACGGCCTCATCGAATACTGGCCGCTGCATGAACCGAGCGGTGATCGATTTGGAATAGTGCTTGCAACGCAACTGGCCGATACAAACACGGTTACACAGGCGGATGGGCGTGTCATTAGTGCAGCATCGTTTGCCAGCGCCAGCAGTGAGCGATTAGGGGTTGCCAGCAGCGCAGTTATTCAAACAGGTGACATTGACTTTACATGGGCGGCGTGGGTCTGGCTAGAAACCACAACAGCCAATATGTATATCCTGAGCAAAGACAATGCCTCTGGCACGGGGCGCGAATACGTGGTGAATTACGCCAACGTAGCAGATCGCCTTCAGTTTTCCGTATTCAAATCCGGGCCAACAGCGGTTACTGCACAAGCGGATACCTTTGGCGCACCACCAGATGACACATGGATGTTTGTGGTCGGATGGCACGATGCAGCGGCAGATACGGTCAATATTCAGGTCAATGATGGAGCAGTAGACAGCACGGCTACAGGCGGCGCATTACAGGCAGCAGGCGCGGCGGCACTGAATTTTGGGGCGCGTGGTGATGCGACCATTTACTTAAACGGGCGGCTGTGTGAAGTCGGATTCTGGAAACGTGTCCTCACACCGCTCGAACGGCTGTGGCTCTACAATCAGGGGTTGGGCAGAACCTACCCCTTTGATGGCCGTCCCGGATTGAAACCGCGCAAGCCGTGGCAGCAAATGATGGGGCCACTGTCATGAGGCTATACACAAGCGTTTACAGCACCAGTGATGAACACTTGGGGGATGTTTACACCCTCAAAGAGGCTTCGTTCACTGAAGCGTTGGACGAGGTGGGGTCAATCGCGTGCAGCATCCCGCTGGCTGACAAGGAGGGCTTTGATTTACTCGCATCCGAACGCGAAATCCGGCTGCACCTTGAACACGACGATACAACCCGCGAATGGGGTAGGGGGATTGTTCGCAAACGGAACATCAAAAACCTGACCGATTTGCGTGTCACTGGCCCGGATGCGACGGACAAACTCAAACGCGCCAACACCCTTTTGGGGCGCAGCTATGAAAACCAGACCCTACAAACCATTGCCAACAGCCTCATTGCGCTTGCGCCCGGATGGACAGTGACGGTTGCACCTGCCTATGCCAATTTGCTGCACAGCGCCCGCTTTGAAGGGGTGAGCGTCCTGAAAGCCCTCACCCGCCTGGCAGAAGAACGGGGGTTGCACATTCGGCAGGGAACAGCCGCACAAACCATTGAAATTGGAGCATTCGGTACTGACAATGGCATTTGGGCGGTCGCGCCGGATTCGATTGGCCTTGACATATACCTCAACGATAACCTGATCCTCATTGACGACATCACGCAAGACACCAGCACACAGGAAGTTGTCAACTGGATTATCCCGATTGGCGCAGGCGAAGGCACTGCTGCCCTGACCCTCAAATACAGCACCCGGTCAATTGCAGGTGGGTATCCCTACAACATTCAGTCCATGACCGGTCCCGATGGCCGCACCTTGTATTACCTCAGCGATTCAGCCAGTATCGCGCTGTATGGACAGTCGCAAAAGGTAGTGACGTTCAAGGAAATCGGCCCCATTGCCAACAGCAGCCCCGCGCGGGAACTGGCGGCCAACGCCCTGTATGATGCCGCCGCTGCGTGGTTGCAGCGCAACAGTGTGGCGCTTGTCACCTACAAAATCAGCGCCAAAAAGACGCGCCAAACTATTCGGGCAGGGGACAAAATTCGTGTCACCTACAAGGGCTATATCGAAACAGAAAAGGGTGATGTTGTCCCGATTGACCTGAACAATCAATTGTTTTGGGTGATGCGAAAACGGGAAAATGTAGGCAGCGATTCAACCACGCTTGGGCTGGATATTGCCAGTGTTGATCGTTATGAGATGGATACTGCGCGAGTTGTCGTGGGGGCGATTGAATCTATTCGTGTCAAAAATGTGGCCGTGCAAACATTTCCTGCCATGTTTACCTATTCGCAATGGGACACCATTCAATGGGGAACAAATGTCTATCACCAGAAGGCGGCGATATTCCCCCTCCGGGTGGATTCCAAAATCACCGATCTGATTCAGGTTTCGATGCAATTCAGAACACGTCCGCTGAGTACAACCGCAACCTTTGACCACTACGACGGCACGGCTGACCACAATGAATTTTTGGAAACCTATGCATTCGCCGTGCGGGTAAGCGAACACTACCCGCAAAGTATCTCCCTGTACATTGACGGGGAGAATGTGACGAGTGAGTTTGGCGGGCCGTGGGCCGGAAGTGACGCGGCAGTGGATATAACGCTCGAACTAACCGATAAGATCATCAACGATCCGGGCGGGTTATACCAGACACACCGAATTGAATTTCGCTGCGAACCAGTAGAGGGGCAGGATTTTGTCCATGTACAAGGCAGCGCCCCGCCTTATTCGGTCGTCAATATCAGTCACGGCTTTGTTGACTGCACAATCAGCGTCTTCGGGACGGTTCAGGCTATTGCGCCTACGACATGAGCATTACCTAAAACAGTATGAATTACTGCACAGTAGGAATGCATTGTGTGGTATAGTGGTGGGTAATAAGTGCTAACGGGCAATCATGATTCGATATCTTTTCCTACTACTCACCGTACTGCTTGGCATCCGCGAAACGGCTGCTGCTCAAGCTATCACTCTGACTGTGACCTCGCCAACCGCCTATCAGGTATTCCAGCGCAGTGCTGGTGCATCTGATATTCAGGTATCGGGGTATGTCGCCAATAGTCCCGGTTATACCATCGAAGTATCACTGGACGGCGGGCAAAACTGGAACTGGCTCACGACGGCCAATGTCCCGTTTTTTCACGGGGTGGTGAGTGGAATCGCACAGGGGCAGTACACTATCTCTGTGCGGATCGCTGGCAGCGCTGTACAAAAAGATGTGCCGTTCGTCGGTGTCGGTGACATCTTTGTCATTGCGGGGCAGTCCAACGCCAGCGGGCGCTTGGTATACAGGCAGGTCTACAGTCATCCCACGTTGAAGGCGGGATTATTTACCAATGCGTATCTTTGGGGCGAATTGAAGGATTTCACCGACAGCATCACGAGCCAGCGAGATACCATATCGGCAGGTGATTATGGTGTTGGCAGCATATGGCCGCTGCTGGCAACGCATATTATGGCAGACCAGAATGTGCCTGTAGCCTTTGTGCCATGCGCCAAAGGTGGCAGCAGCATCACCCAATGGCAACCTGCGTACCCTCTAACTCAAACGACCTTGTACGGGTCGTGTGTCAACCGGATTTACACGGTCGGCGGAGCGAAAGCGATTCTCTGGCTGCAAGGCGAAACAGACGCGGGCAACAACATGGCAACTGAGATTTACGAGGAACGGCTAAACACCCTCGCGGATGCTTTCCAAGCCGACACTGGCTTGTCTATGATGGTTGCCCAGCTTCACACACTGACAAAAATCCCCGTTTCTGCCCAAATGGAAATCCGCGAGGCAATATTCGCAGCAGATGAAGCCAATGAGAACATTATCACCGGGCCAGACTTGAGTGTCATCCGGGCGACTGACCGCGCTGGTCAGCACTTCACGACCACCGCAGCAGGCCAACTTGCCGCTGATCTTTGGTGGCAGGCGATTAAAACCGCCCTGTATTCCTAATTTTCGCCTTTGGGCGAATTATCACCCAACAAAAATTCCGTATCAACCCAGCCTGTAGAATAAATCTGATTAAGCCCAACATGGGATTGCGCCCATTGGCACATTTTTTCAAGGACTTCAGTAGAAGTCAATCCACCCGGCCAAGCATCCTCGCCGGAAAATCCAGCAAAGTATTCACGCTCGGTTTGAGGCCTCTTAATCAGCTTTATTGGTTCACGATCATTCATGTTCAAATCCTTATTGGTAACGTTCGTCTAGCTTTTCAGTGAGAGCATCCGCAGCACCCTTATTGACATGCTGCAAATAAATACTGGTCACACGAACGCTTTTGTGGCGCATCAATCTGGAAACCTCTGTGATACGCGCTCCAGATCGCTCCGCATTCATCGCCGCTGTATGGCGCAAACTGTGAACACTAATGCCATGCCCCGGCCCAAAAACAGCGTCACATCTTTTCTTGACCATGTACTGAATCTGATAGTATTTCATGCCAAACAATGGGGCATCATCTTCACGTTCAACTGTTTTGATGTAGTCGCGGAGCACCTTCGTGGTGTTTGTGGGCAACCTGCATTCTTCTTCGTCACCACCTTTATTGACGTAAGCAAAATACATCACACTCCCTTGATTGCGAAAACTGTCTACGGTCGCACTAGCGATAGCATCAAGTCGAACAGCCGTCGTCAAAAACAAAAGCAGTATGGTGTAATCCCGCTGCCCAATAAGAGTCTTTCGGTCAATGGCCTTCAGCAGGTCTACATCCTGTCCATCTTCCAAGGCGGTTGCTTTGCCATAGGGGTTTACTGGAATATGGTGGACATCTTCAGCCGGATTGTCATCCCTCAGATAGCCTTTGTTTATCTTGATAAATTCATAGAACGACGAAATGGCTGACAGCTTTTGATTGACAGTCGCCGCTTTGTGCTTTTGCCCCAAAACGATTTTCCATGCGCGTACATGGTCGCGTTCAACCGCGCCTGCATGAAGCCCGCAAAACGCATAAAACTGTTCCCACGCCCGATTGTAGGCTTCGCGGGTATGACGTGACCTAAACTCCGAAATCCAAAGCACATAAGCCTGCTGCCATTCATCAGGAAGGGTACTATGAATTGCTGTTGTTTGATGGGGTGCTGTGATCTTACCCATACCCTTGCTCTCCCTAAGATTGGTTTCTACATAACAACCCATTATGTAGAATAATTTTAGCATGTGCGGTCTAGGTTTGCAAACGAACAGACTTGCAATTTATAGAACAAATGTGTTAGTATTCTTTAGGGAATATCAATGGTGTCTCAATGTCTGTACTCGAAACAACCGAACTGAAAGAACTTGTAGAACTCCTGATGCCTGAAATTGAAGATAAGATTCGGGCGGCTGTTCGTGACGCCATGCATGATGTCCCAACCCTTGAAACCGTTGACCGGATGATCGACGCCAAGGTTGATCCGTTGAAGGTACAGATTCGGGAGCAGACCAACAGCCTTGATAAACACCTACGCCAATCTGAAGCGGACTTAAAGGAAGCTGCCCGTACCTTCAACAAGTCGGCTGCTGACTTGCAGGTACTAAATGGGCAAATCAGCGAAAAAATTGGCGGGCTAACTGCAATGGATGCGTCCCAGCAAGGACAAATCACCCAACTGCAAAATGCTATCACGACCATCACCAGTCAAGCGGTTGGCGACCGCAAAGACATAGATCGGGTTGTGACAGATGCCTATCGTCTGAAAGTCGATATTCATGGCGACCCAGATCAACCTCATATTCCGAGTCTATATGGGATTATCAAAACCAATCACGCGGCGATACTTGAAAGCATCAAGCAGGTGTCGGATGAGCAGCGCCAAATCAGCGAACGTCTGGCTTCTGTAGAAGGCTTCATAACCACGCAAAAAACAGCCTTAAAAGCGCTAGTCAGCACATTTAAAGCCGTATGGCGTACCGGACGCGGAAAGCTGCTTATTGGGGCTGTTGTGGCGGGTTTAACCACCCTCCCCGACACCGCCCCGTTTCATGCCATTATCAAGTCAGTGTTAGGACTGCCATGAGAATCGGTATCGGTATCCATTCGCACGGTCAAGGCATTGACCGCCAGCGGTTAAACAATTTCCTCATTACCACCCGCCCGGATTGGAACTTGGTGCTGGATGACTTGGACTACGCCAAGAAGGTTCGGGAACTGCTGCCCAACTCCAACGTCATCTTCCGTGAACATGGCGACAAGGGTGATGAAACCATTCATCTGCAAAAAACACCGGAGGAATGGGTAACGTGGAAAAAGCCGCAGCTTGCCCAAGCACCCGGCGTCTGGATGCATACCAGCAATGAACCCCCCTTTGATGCCAAAGTCCTCCAGTGGCACATCCGGCTGATGAAGCTGTGCGTCAAAGAGCGTATCCCGCTGGTTGTTGGCAGTTGGGCGGTTGGTGTTACGCCCAAGCCTGAAGAATTACCGAACTATCCTGACCTCAAGGAATTCCTGCAACTGCTGGATGAGCACCGCGATTTGTTCGTGTTGGGGCTGCATGAATACGGCTGTGGGGTGCTGACATCGGGATTGGTGGGCGGCGCACCGGATGACCCGGCACATCCCAATTACATCTTTCGTACAAATTGGCCGGAAAGCACAAGGGGGTTGACCAAGTTCCACTGTGGGCGTTTTGAGTTTCTGACCAACTATGCCCGGTCGCTTGGCCTTCGCGCCCCGCGTATCGTGCTGACTGAACATGGCCTCGATGACCTGAGCGACATCAAGTTCTGGTCGCAAACGCTCAAGGTCAAATCTGGCTACCTGAACATTCGCGGCTGGAAAACACTGACTGACCAATGGAACGATTGGTACAGCAAGTACGGTTGGTCGCCTGAACAGGCTTACTTTGAAATGCTGAAGTGGGCTGACAAAGCCATCTACCAAAACACCGAAGTCGAAGGCCAAATCATCTTTTCGTGGGGTTATTCGTCCGGGGATTGGGATCAGTTCAATATCTCGGAAGCCTTCACGCTCCAACAGCAGCTTGCGCTGTACGCCTTTGAGCAGCCTGTACCCAAACCCGGTGAACCGCCTACTAACATTGGAATGCCGATGAAAGTTGTACTGCTACACGATACCCCGCTGTGTGCTGCGCCGCAGGGTGCAGCCATTGAAACCCTGCCTGCTGGAACGGTGGGCATTCTGTACGGCATTCCAGAAACAAAGGTGGGGAATTATAGCTGGCGGTGGTTTCAGCGCGAAGGCGCACAAACAGGCGGATTCGTCCGGTTCACCGATTTGCAGTACCGCACGTGGACACCTGAGCCGCCGCCCCCTGATCCAGAAAAGCCTACCACGCGGACGATTAAGATCACCATCGAAGCAACCGACCCGGAACTGGCTGAACTGGCAACCTCCTATATGCAAGTCATGACCAACTTCGCGCAATACGTGGAGTTATGGCAGTCCCTTAAACCTTCAATTGTTGTGGCAATCCCACAAGGAGAAACATCGTGAGTCGTGTTCGTTCGTTGTTCCTGCTTTATCTCGTGTTGTTCGTGCTTGTCCCGGTGGCCGCCGCACAGGATATTCCCGGCGTACCCACCACTGAAGACATTCTCGGCCCGGTCGCTGCAATCGCGGTCGCGGTCAATGCATTTGTAGAATTCGTCAAGCCGCGTGTTCGGACGACGAAATTCTCGGTTGGTGTACAAGACTCGCTGCTGCTATTGATCGCGGTGTCTGCGGGAATCGCTGCGGTGTTTATGGCTGGTGGGGCGGCGAACTTGTTTCCGAATATGCCAGTCCGCTACCAGACATTTGCGCTTATTCTTACAGGCGTAGTCGCGGCTTTCGGTGCTGAATTCCTGCATGTGCTGGTCGATTTCTTGTACGCTGGTCGGGATTGGCTGCGACCGACGCCGGATGCATCCGAAAAGGTTTCGCGTTCGGATTTAAGCAAGGCGCTGCGGCGTAACGTCCCCGTGCCGGAAATTGGTACGGCTAAGGGGCAAATTGATGTGGATGTCTATCCTCGCTTGCACCCTTCGCCTCCTGACGAACGCAACTAACAGTCTAAAACCTGATGATTATGACCGCCCTCCGGGGCGGTTTGCATTTATAGAACTTCCGTGCTATATTTTCCTTGTCACGAGGCAAACCCTACTTCCTGTTTAAACAAGTAGAAAGGACTGCCTGGTAACACACGCCGCCGCCGAAATGGTATCGGTCGTTCCTCGAAGGGGAGCGCAAAGAGTCTCGGTACTCACGGCGGCACATGCGAGGGGGCGCTCGGCTTTCGCCCTTAAATCAGCAGAATGGCGCTGCTGTCCGGTAGCATCAGGGGGCAACCTCCGTTTACATGGTTGCATTTCATTGGGGCGGTGGCGTCATTCTATCCCCGCTATACTGCTGACAATAGACGCAAACAAAACAGCAGTGGATAGCCTAACAGATGGTAAGGCGAGCCATAGCCGAAAGGTTTTCCTTGCTTTATAGTCCGGGTGCAATTCCCGGCAAGGCTTCATACCCATATGACGGTTGGTAGGTTGGCGGGTGTGCGACACGTCGCTTTAAGCCGTAAAGCCGTCAAACAATGCCATTGCAGTTTCGTATCGGTGACTGTCCTACCGCAGTCACCCGCTTGAAGGGTGTAGCTTAACCGGAAAAGCACCCGGCTCAAGGGCGAGGCGATACTGGTTCGAATCCAGCCACCTTTCCATTTTAAAATTAGCGCTTGGCGGTCGGCAGCGCGGCCATAGTCCAGCAAGGGTTTCTTGTCTGTGATGAGTTGGCAGTCCCGCCACATGGTGTTTGTAGCTTAGCGGTAAAGCGCCTGATTGTGGTCGCTAACGTGATGCCATATCCACGTTTCGTCAACTTGCGGTTCGCACTCGCTTACTTGACTCTTCTCTGGCAAATTGGGTTCCAACGTTCGCGTCACTTTGCGCTCAACGATGCCCCGGCCATCCGGTTCGCTCATCTGCTCGGCAACCGCGACCTTGTACCCCTTCTCAACCAAGAGGTTAATGTATTGGTCAACGGCATGATGCGGGACGCCCGCCATTGGCACACGTTCATCACGACTGATCGGACGCCCGGTAAGCACCAAATCGAGTTCACGCGCGGCGGTTTCGGCATCGTCATCGAAGGTTTCGTAAAAGTCTCCCAAGCGGTAGAAAAGGATGTGATTGGGGTACTCTTTTTTAATGTCTAGGTATTGCTGGCGCAGCGGGGTAACACGGGTAGCAGACTTGAAGGCCGAAACAGTTTTGAACGCGCCGCCGCTGGCGACTTGTACGAATTTGTCATTAGCTGCTTGAACATCTGGGTCTTCGAGTGCCAGATGAACGACTGGTGACATATTCAGCGTTTCAGCAAATGCAGCATCAGCAGCGCGGGCAGCTTCATTGACTTGTTTCACCCAAGCGTCTGTTTTAGCAAGATCATCCTCAACAGGCGGTGCGGTTGTAACCATATCCCACAAGCAAAGCATTCCATGAGGAAGGTTTTCAAACCGCACAGTCAGCGCTAATGGGCCGCGATTCTCAACTTTGCCTTTTGTGCCAGCCGGAACAATGACCTTTCCTTGCTCGTGAATATCTTCACTGGCATAAATGGTTGAACCTTTCTTAATTGTCTTTAGCGTGGCGTCGCTAGCCCGAGGGATAGGCTTGAGATTTTCAGGCGGTGGTACTGGGAAATCCAGATCAATGCCGTTCTCTGCTGCCCATGCTTCGCCAGCTTCAGTTATTTCAATCTTTGCCCAATCGTTGGTATCGGTAATAAACCCATGCTCCCGCAATGCCTTGCGGGTTGCCGCGTTCTTGACAACCGGTTCGCCTTTCGCTAGTGCCTGAAGGAATTCAACCTGTCGCACTGGTAGCATTAGACTTGGCGTATCAATCCGAATTTCAGGCAGATTATGTTTCGCTGCATGGCAGTTCCGGCAAATCACCTTGCCATACGGCAGCCCCATTAATGGCTTTGCCCAACCCGGTTGTTGAGCAGCGCGGTTCGACTCCGAATCAAGAAACACGCCGCACACATCACAACATATCCAACCAAGCCAATCTTGACCGGGTTTAAGATCGCGCTTGGAGTCGTTCTCAACCATGTAGGGGCTTGTGCCGTCGGCTTCATTACAAGGCGGCAGCTTCATCACGCATTCCCAGCAGTACAACTCGCCATTGCTGGGATATAGGTCTACGCTAAGCTGTCCACATTGGGTGCAATAACGTGCTTCTGACTTAGGCGAAAATTCGCGGATTTTGCCAAACGGTGTCGGGCTGAAATGCAGATCGCGCTCAATGCGTAAATTGTAATGCCCACGCGACGCTCGAATTTCAGTGAGAGGGATATATCCCCATTCAGCACCATCGGGATAATCTGAATTGTAGGCATACCCAAAAGCCACGTCGCTTTTCGGATCGTACTCCACGATGTACCATGTCCATGAACTGTCAGGCGTGAACCAGCGGACATGCACAATCTTTTCCGCTGCCGGAATGCTTTCGGTTTCGTACATACCGGGGATTGCATGGCCGGGCGGAATAAGCACATAAGCGCTATTGGAAGCAGGCCAACGATTGGCGGGGCGCAGCAGATGAGTTGGAATGACGAGTGTTGCACCTTCTACTTGTACACGCGAATGGGCTGGTAGTTCGCGCTCGATTTTCAACCATGTACCTTTCAGCACACCTGATGGGCTATCCCATTCAACAGAGTCACCGTCGGTAAATGAAATAACATCGTTTTTCTGCACTGGCGGGGGCGCAGATGCTTGGATTGCAGGCTGTGGCGGCTCAGATACCTTAATCGGCGTTTTGGGGCTTTCTGGTGCGTTTAACAGCCCTTCCATGCCGTACACACCATCTACAATTTGCTGCACAGCATCCGGCAGCTTTTCACCCGTGTAAATCCAACAAACCTTTTTGTCGTCCCATTTACACCCGGCTTGACGCAAAGCATCTTTGTATTGGGGAACAGCCTTGATCTCCCAACTTCCTTCGACCTTTTTTGCTGTAACTGATGTTTTTGCTTTCGTCATTATGCTACCCGTGCCATCTGCACTAAACCTTCATGGCTGTAGTAGTAACATTCGTCATATCCAGCAGCTTCCGCTTCCGCCCGCGTCTCAAAGACATCTTCAGGGCTACCCTGATCGCAAGCACGATAGAGTTTCCCTGTCCATTCATCGACAAAATAGTCGTCCGTGGCGTTGTCATCTGTTCCATGCAACCATTGGAAATCCTGCCAGTTCGCCATATGACGGACATACTTGCTAATCCATTTCTGCGGATTACGAATGCGGCGCTTTTTCTTGGTCATTCCCCTGCCCTCCTGTTGGGGTTGTGTTGATATAGATAATTATACCGGGTATTACCCGGTATTGCAATGGGGAATGCAGAAATTGGACATGGAATGCGTTTTTAGCTTAAGGTCTGTGCCGTGTGAATCAGTGCAAGGGCGATCACCATCTTACGGTTTAGGTGTTTGCCGTGTTTTAGGTATTTAGCTGCTGCTGTTTTCTCCAAAACCCCCTGTAGGGTTTTGAGTTCGCTGGCAACATCCAACGCCCCAATCGAGCGTTCGCCCGCGTGAAGTTTTTCTTTACTGGAACTGGTTCCGGCTCGCGCGCTTAAATAGTGTTCAACATAAGATTGCCACTGTTGCGGCGAGATCGACGCAGAATCCAATGCCAGCTTCTTGATGCTAATCTCTACCAACAGCGTCAGATTTTCGCTGTAGCTAGGCAGCGGATAAGGGATACCCGCCTCATCAGCGACATGCTGCAATTGACCACGCAACGTCTCCAATCCTCGCCCAATGGTGGTTATTTGAGGCAGGAAGGCGTCATAGAGAATGTAAATGCTTTCGCCTTGTGGCAATCTATTTCGAACCTTATACATGGCTGATCACCTCAGCCAGTTCATGGAGGCCAATTCGCCGCAGCGCAGCCGCGCAAGCCTTACGAACCTGCTCTGGCGTATGCGCCCACTCTGCCAGCAAAATTCCGGCTGCCTCTGCGTGAGGTGTCCCGTCCTGCAAGAAAAAGCCAGCCGCAAGTCGGACAAGTTCCTCATAGGCGCTGGTATCGGGTCGCCCTGCCTGCCCGTTACGATAAACCGTTAATGGCAATGGTGGGTCAGCATACACCACCCGACACTCAAGACCGTCCTTTTTCTCGGCAGTGACATATTCGTAGGCGACCTGCGCCGCGTCTTCATAATCGGCAAACCGCCGCTCAACCGCCAGTTCCCAATCCAACTGCTGGCCGTCCGCAAAGGTGGGTGAAATCCGCTTCTGGATGATGAACAGTGCTTCCGGCAAGCTCTCATCTGAGTCTATGCCTACAAAACCGGGGGTCGCTACCCGCGTCCCATTAAGCGCATTCTCAACATACCGCTGCCCGAAATCAAACACCGGAAATCGGGGCAATACCAAGCCATCTGGGACAACTCGGAAAACGTTGGCATTGGTCACACTGAACCGCCGGGCGGTCGCTTCCGCTTCCGCTTCATCGGGTTTGGTATCCACCGTCACCCAAACGACTTCTTTTTCCACCTTCTTCGGCACTTGGATGAGATAATCACCACCAACAGCAGCAAATCCCTGAGCAGTTAGTTTGTGATCTTCAGTCAAGTACCCCTTGCTGACAGCCAACTTGAGCGCCGCCGCTTGAATATGCGAAACGTCACCTTGCTTGGCAGCGTTCAACACCGCTTGCATTTTTGGCGATAGTGCCAATTTAACACCTTTCTAACTAGTTCTCAACCGAATGGTTGTTCTGGTCATCCCCAACGGGTTTCATTTCGCGGGTGCGGAATATATCCTCATCCGAGTCGTCTACCTGTGTTTCAATGGGACTGTTTGTTATTTGGTCAAACAGTCCCATATGCCACATGTGCTTCAGCCACGCGATATAGCCCCTTGATGAGATCGTATTCGCGTCCTTAGGAGGCCACATCGGTATCCTCCACCACAATGGGCAAACGGCCATGCTGGTAGGTGTAGCGGCAGTCCGCGAAAAACTGCTGTGCGCTCTCCAATCCACATTCCTTCGATTCGCTCCGCAGTCCCGCTTTCAAATACGGAATGCGCTGCTTGAGGGCTTCTATCGCTACGGGGTCAATGTGGGCGAACATGTCACTGGCAAGCAAGGCCAAGTGGTTTTCCAGCGATACCGATGCGTAATCAACTTCCTGCTGTATAGTAGTCATAGCCCTACCTCACTAGGGTTAGCAGCAGTCATCGTTGTCGCAATCGGTGGCTGCTGCGCTTCATTTGATTCTATGTTACCGGGTAATACCCGGTATGTCAAATTAAGAAAAAAGGCGATTGTCAAAAATCGCCTTTCGGGGTATGCTCTGAGGTGTGACATCTCAGCGGCTTTAGGGCTGTCGAGAAACCAACGCGCCTCGGATTTCCGGGGCGTTTTGGTTTACCGAAATTCAATCCGCGATTTCTCCGCCAGTTTTGCTTTCGCGGTCGTCAGGTCATCGGTCGTGAGCAGATAATCAACTTCCGCAATCAACCGACTCAACCGCAGTTGATACATCAATTCCAACACATCATCTGGCTTGGTGTCGGACGGCTGGCTCACAATGGCCCATTGGTCAGCATCTAAACAGCTTTCTAGGTAAGCAATGGGTTCTACATCAAACTGCCCAATGGCATCCGTGAACATTTCGTAGACGTCTCCGAAGGTGGGAAAATCTTCGGCTTCAGGCGGTGGCGCTTGTACTTGACGAAAGCTGCGCCGGATACCATCATACAATCCCGGCTGTGCGACCAGCGCCCGGATCACCGCTGTTTCAATACCCACGAGTTCTATGCGGGGGGCTTCATCTTCCGCCCATTTCTCCGGTACATGTCCAGTCGCCATCATCAACACCTGATCAACAGGCAGCCGCAACCGGGCCGCTAAGGATTGCACATTCCACATTTTATAAATATCGCTCTCGCAGGCCATCAACGGTGGAATCAGGCGTTTAACCAGTTCGACGCGCTGCGGTAGTGAGGCATTTTCAGGCAGCGATTCGCAGCCTGTGCGGATGATGTAATCCGCAACCGGTTCGGCACTACTCACCAAATCGCGCCACTGCTGCGGCGACTGCCTGATAATATCGTCCGGGTCGTGGTCAGCGGGCAATGTCATGACATACACATCCCGTTCGGATTTCACCAGCGGTTCAATATTGCGGGCGGCGGCTTGCTGCCCAGCCTTATCGCCATCCAGCGCCAGCACAATCGATTTACTACCGCGCAGCAGTTTCAGGTGTGCGTTGGTGAGCGCCGTTCCCATCTGTGCCACAACATTCTTAAAGCCTGCCTGCCATGCCTGCATTGCATCCATGTAGCCTTCGACGATCACCACCTGATCGCGGCACATTTCCCGGTCATAAGCAAACAACAGGCGCGATTTGCTGAAGATCGCCGTTTCCGGCCCATTCAGGTATTTGGGCTGCTGGTCATCAGCCATTGCACGTCCGGCCAGCGATACCACCCTGCCCCGTTCATCCCGAATAGGAATGATGAGTCGATTCCGAAACAGGTCATACACCCCTTTTTCAGAACGCCCCGCGAGGCCAGCCGCAAGGATTTCGGCTTCGGTGTAGCCCTGCTTTTTGAGATGATTCAAAAGCGTCTGATACCCGGATGGTGCATACCCCAACTGAAAATGCTGCACGGTTGCAGGATTCAACTGCCGTTTTGTTTCGATGTAGGTTCGCACATCTGCCGCGCCGTTCCATTCGAGCAGGCAGCGATGATAGACCTCGACAGCGGCAGCCAGCAGCCCATACAACTTTTCAGCATGGAAAGCGGCTTGTTTTTCGGCAGACGTTTGGCGTTTAACCTCAACGCCGACCTGCTTACCCAATTCTTGAAGCGCCTCGCCAAATGACCAGTTGTTTCGCCTTTGGGCGAAAGCGATCACATCACCCCCGACCGCACACGCGCCGTAACAGTGCCACGTCTGCCGAATCGGGTCAACCATAAAACTGGGGGACTTTTCGCTGTGGAAAGGACACAAGCCTTTATAATGGCGTCCGGCTTTTTTGAGTTGAACAAACTGCCCAACATAAGCAACAATGTCCAACCGCGCCTTGATGTCATCGACCGCGCTCATTTGCTATCTCCCAAGCGTCCAAATGGGATGGGCTTCTGTTGTGGCGGCGGGTCGGAATAAAACGTCTGGTAGGCAGGTTCCCAACCCAACTGCGCGATAACGTTAGCCCCTCCACGTCCTGCGCGATTTTTACGGAATAACAGCTTGGCATCCATCGTGTCGGGGTCTTCGCTCACCATGCTTTCGTGATAGATGTAAAACAGCACATCAGCAGCAGCGCGACCTGCTGAACCATAATACAAATCGGTTGCGCCGGGCAGCTTGCCTTTCCGGCCATCCCACTTCTGGTTCATCTGCGCAAAGGCCAGAATTGGCATATCGTAGTGTTTCTTCCAACCCTTCAACGCTTTGTAAAAGGCACTGGCCGCCTCGAAGTCGCCCCGAAAGCCAGAGATGGTGTCCGGGCCAACATAATCGACAATCACCAAATCGAACCCTGAACTGAGGTCAATCTCGGTGAGCTTACTCTGAATCTGCGTAAGTGTTGGTGCTTCAAAGATCGCCATCATGAACTGCTTGGAGGCGGTGTATTGTTTGAGGGTTGCGGTTGCTCGTTCAAACTGCTTTATATCCTCGTCCGTCCATTCACGTTTCTGATAGGCGGTGTAATCAATCTGCCCGATCACACAAATCATACGCTCTAGCAGTTCATCAAGTTCCATTTCCAGCGAAATGAACAGTACCCGTCTCCCTTGTTTTAGCTGATTTAATGCAGCGCAAATGGCAAAGGCGGTTTTACCCCAACCGGGCGGCGCGGCACCGATGTACAGTTTCTTTTTCCGCCAACCGATAATCACCTTATCCAGACTGTGGAAACCTGTCGACAGTGCGGGCTGTTTCTTTTCTTCAAGTTCTGCCCGGATATTGTCGCTGTACTCCTCAACCGCATCATACAGGTTAAACGTATTCTGTTCGGATACAGTATGCATACGCACCGTCAAATCACGGGTCGCGGTTGGAACTGCATCCCGGATATCAACCAGCGACATCTGATTGACCCGCTTTCCGATTTCCGTAAGCTGGTCAGCCGAAAACATCATAGAACGCCCCAACGATGCCCGAACGACATCCAGCGCATAATCTTCTAGATTCATGCCAGTACGGTTTTTGAGCATCAGCAAATACCGTTCGCCGCCAATCAGATCAAGGAAAGATTGATTGCCGCGCGAAAGTTCTCCCAGCAGCGTGACCAGTCGGTCAAGGTCAATTTCCTGCCCAGATTGGTAACAACGTTCCATTGCCCTAAAAACAATCGCGTTTGACTTAAAGTAAAAGTCATCCCAATGCAGATCGGGAATACGTTCTAGTGCTTGTTTCCCCCTCCCCTGATCGCCCAAGCGTAGGATGCATGACAATACATCCTGCTCGGCACGTTCGTTATGCGGGAACTGGTGCGCCCCGATGACGTAGGTCTGCCCATCAATCTGGATTGGGCCGGGTTTGCTGGTTTCGTTAATCCAAACAGGCTTGCGAGCGCCAGTGCGTGCGAGTGCGTTCATGATGCCCCCTAATCCAATGTTGCGATGATGTCAGCGATGAGGCTGGATGTTTTGTCAACATCAACCGGGATGCGTTTTGGGGCAGGTTCGGCAGCCTTTATCCCAAAAACCTTTTCTTTCTCTTTCTCAAGCCGCCGCTGGGCGCGGGCTTCCAACTTCCCATCGTAGGTGGGCCGGAAGATGGTTTCTTTTTCCGCAATCGTGGCAGGTTTTTGCAACATGGAAATATCATCAAACTGATCCGTCCACCAAAGTTTCATGCCAATGATTTCCAGCGCCGTGAACGGTTCTTCCTTGAACTGAAATTCCTTGAAGGCGTCATTGGGTTTATCTTGCCCAATCTTGCCTCGAAAGAAGTTGCCCATCTTGCGGACGTGTGACCAACCCTTGTTGTTGTTCAGCGTGGGGTGTTTGATTCCGAAGAAGTAACAGACCGCCAAGTCATAGGCTTGCTGTTCGGTTATTTCTTCTGTGGCTGATTCTTCAAACAGTTCGGTTTCGATGAATGGCTTGAATGCGGTTGGCGTTTCCTCCGTGCCGATAGGCGCGGGTGAATATTCTTGTTTTTCTATACGTTCTTCTAAAGCGTTATTCGTTGGTGCCTGATTGGGTACAGGGGGTGTACCTGATTGGGTACAGGTTTCGTCGGAAAGGTGTACCTGATTGGGTATAGGGTGTGCCTGATTGGGTACACCTTTTTGATAACGCTGAACGTTTTCAGCCCATCGGTCGCGCACAACAATAACGGTGGGAATTCCTTGTTTTTGTTCTTCCGCCGTTGGGCTGATAACCCGGATGTAACCCATGTTTTCAAGCTCGGTTCGGGTTTTACGAATCGTATCCTTACCCATGCGAGTCACGCGGGCGGTTTCCCGTATACCTTCTTCGCATTGTCCGCCTTGCCCCGCCCATCTGACATAATGCCCTAAAAGGCGGTACTGGCTGGGGTTCAACTCATCGTCCGCCATGTTCAGCATCATATGGAAGTAGGTTTTTTCGCTGCGTTCTGCGACGATGCTTTGTTTTTCGTCGCCCCTTTTTTTATCCATGATAGAACCCTCGTTCTAAGGTCTATAGGTAATTTTAATCTAGTTCCAACCTTTCTACTTGCACGAACAGCAATCCTGCGCTATTCTGTAGTCAGGTGGAGGTAGTGATAACTATTCCGCCAGCGGTCGCCTAAACCGCAAGCCCGATGTGCATACACCCGAAGCCCCCTATGGGGGTTTTCGCATTCTATGGGGACATTGTTACGCTCCACACTTAAGGTATGTTTAAATGTACCTTATTGCGGTGGGGAGAGCAAATTACCCTCCCCTTCCCCATTCGGATGTATGCAAAATCCGCCTAGAATGGAATGTCGTTGTCGGGCGGCGGAACGTAATCCGTTACAGGCTCACGCGCCTTTTCAGGCGTTTGCCCCAAGTTTCCGTAGATTTGATCGGCTACAGCCTGAACAGTCAGAAAGGCTTCCGGGCTGGTCGGATTCAAATCACCCACATGGACTAGACTCGGCAGTGGCGTAACCGTCTCAATCATCTTGATCGGCGGCAGCTTATCCAGTTCCTTCGACAAAATTTTCCCGGTCATCTTGGTTCCGTGAACGGCCATGAATGGGGCGCATTCTTCAAGCTGACGGAAGGTTTGTTCCTTGTCGTCGTAGCGCCCAAGCAGCCATCTCCGGGTAGCGTCAGTATCCAGCTTCAACAACTGAGTCTGTAACGCGCGAGGGGCATTCAGCACCCACAGCAGAAATTGACTGGCGTCATAGGTGACAGTTGCTTCTGTCGCGGCTTGGAATGCGCCATGTGTCTTTTCACCCGTCAGGTGATAGCGGGCAATGGCGGCCTTTTGCAGTTCGGTTTTTAAGGCGTCGGCAGGCGCTTTGGCGTCGTCATAGGCTTTTTTGGCAGCATCGGCGGCATCCTGAAGGGCTTTGTATTTGCGCCCCTGCTCGGCAAGATCGGCGTCCAGTTTTTGCAACAAGGCTTCGCTGTCACCTTCATGGGCTGCAAGGCCACCGCTTAATAGGTCATCTGGCAGATATTCAAAAGGCATGGTTTACCTCGTATGTCTGGTTAAGGGGGTATGACACCCCCTGCGAATGGTTAAGCGAAAAAGGCGTTCAGGTCAGATTCTTCAACGGGTGGTTCTTCGGCGAAATCGACATCTTCCTCTGGCGGAAGTGGACTGACGAGAGTCGCATTCAGATAGCCCTGCTTGGCTTCGTACTGCACACAAACTTCACCAATCTCGTACTCGTTTCCCGGCTGCCACTGGTCGATGCCCCATTCGGTGTAAAACTCATCACCCACCCACGCTTTGAAGGTGGTTGAGCGCCCGTAAGCACGAACAGGCTGTGGTGTGAGCAGTTCGATGTAGGTCTGTTTCTGCTTTTTGCCGCGCACGGTTGTTTCGGATTCAACATATTTGGCGCGAACGGCATACATGGGAACACGCTGTAAGACACAGGTGTTGACGTGGGCGTTCCACGCGGCGGCGGGATTGGGGAATTTCTGCTTGTAGTCTGCACCCAATGACTTCTCAATATCCTGCCCTACCTGCCGCAAGCCGTACCAAAGGTTGTCGATCAATTGCAGTGCGTTATCTTCTGTCCAGCCCTCACCTGCTGGTTTGGTTTTTGTGGATGCTGGCTTGTTGATTTCCGCCGCAATCTGCCGCAAGCGGGCGACAAGCTGTTCTTCATTCAGCGTGGTATCGCCCAGCTTGGTAATCGGGTTCTGTGGCTGAATCTTGGGCATCCAAAGATCCATGTTATCCCCAACCAACCCCAAGTCTTTGAGCAGATAGGCAATCTTATTTTTGGCGATCTGATCTTCCAACCAATGCGGCGCGGGTTTCTCATCGGGCGGCGGTGGGCTTGCAGGCTTTTTATCCGGTGCAGGTGGTTGTTGGGCTTTGGGGGTAGCGGGCTGTGGCGGCGGGGCAATAATGGTCATACGCCCAGACTCATCGACATTAACATCCGCGCCAAGTTCTTCTTGGGTGTATAACCCTAAGATTTTGTCGGAGAATGTTACCCGTAAATTAGCCGCCAGCGCCCGCCACTGAAACATGACTTTGGGCTGAATCTTGTAATTGCGGCTTTCCATGAGCGAGATGTTGACTTGCTGGCCGTTTCGCCATTCAGTGGTTTGGTAGCGGGTCGCTTCTTCAACACCAAAGCGGGTTGTATGGGGGGATTTACCCTTACGCTTCACGGTGACGATGCAGCGTTCATCGTTGGCATCGAATTGAATGTCTTCCAATTCGTTGCTGTTGTAACACAGGGCTAACATCCCTTGTGGGTCGAGTGCGGGTTTGCCCTTAATCAGATCAATTGACTTGAGCGCAGCCATCTCGGTTAGCCCAAGCGACAAGCCCTCAAGGAAGATCATCATAATATCGCCTTCGGTCAGCGGATTGCTGCCATTTTTGACAAAGGCAAGCTGACTCTTGGCGATGTACTTGGCGAGGGTTTGCAGACGCCCGAATTGTTCTTCCGTCATGTGCAAAATCGAACGCGGAAGCGGGGCAAGAACCCCTTGTGGTGCGTAAACCGCCAAGTCTGAGGGAGCGTTTAGCAGCGCAATTGAATTCGCTGTTGTTTCTTCAGACATGTTAATGTACTCTCTTTCTTGAGGCAGGTAGCCAGCTCTCCAAAGTTAGACTACCCACCTCGGAGACCCCCAAATGGGGGTTTTTCCTATAGGGTGTAGGGCATGAACGGGGTACTCCAACCCCAATCCGTGTCCGGGATGTCGCAGTATTCCTCTACGACCCGCGCTGGTGCTGCTGCTGATTTAGCAAACCGCAGAATGGGCGGAGTCTTGCCTAGATTCAGCTTCAGCAAGCCAGTCCGATCATAATATTCCCAATACAGTGGAACACTCGGTTGGTCAATAACGACGACAAAGCGCCCATCCTGCAATATCCGATGGATGTACCCTGCCCGACCGCCGCGCGTCCAGACCGTTGTCCCTACTTCAAAAGCCGCTTCTGGAAGCCGCTTGACGGTATCCAGATTGACAAAGTTAGTGGTTTCTCCATCAGTGACTTCAATTTGAATGATGGGACTGCCCACCTTTTGGGAAGCATCGCCTGTGAGGGCGATCAGGTACTTGCTCCATGCCTTCCCGGTTCGCAGCCCTTCCATGAGAAAGGTCTGACCGGGCTTAAAGGGACTAATGGTTTCGACCGGGACAATCGGAACGATGCCAAGTTTGCCCTGCGGCTTACGTAAAAAGGTTGGTGAACGCCCGCTGAAAATCGGCGCACGTTCGTCAAATTCAGTTGACATACGGCTCTCCTTCTCGTGGCACTAATACAACGACTTGATTCACCGATACGCAGATGGTTTTGACCATCGGGTATCCCTGCTTGTCACTACCCATGCAGAACAGGTTGTAGGCAACCGGTTCGCGCGGCTCGAAGATGGTGTTGTAAACGGGCGCTGCCCCAATGACTTCCGGCGCACCCGGACCCATCAGGACGACATGAACATCATCGGGAATGCGGTTCATGTGAACATCTGCGGGGAATACGCCTAGAAATACGTGCATCACGCGACCGCCCTTTCTCGTTTTTGGCGAACAGGGGCGACGCCGTAATTGGCGTCGATCAGTCCGCACAGAACACCGCACTGTTCGGCGGCTTTGGTGCTGGCATAGGTAGCCGTGTAAATGACGTTCACGCCGAACAAAACAAGCACACGGATACCATTTGACCCGATACGTCGCCCAATCCAGCGTGTGCCATCCGGGGCAGTAAACCGTAGATTGGACGGGTGCTTATTGGTTTCATAACGGATGACCAAATGGTCAACTGCGCGTGTGCCGCGTTCGGTGGCGAACCCTAGATCATCCACGCGGATAACGGTTTCAGTAATGGGGGGTGTTGAAATCGGCATGTTGCTAACCTTCCTGATACTAAAGTGGTAGACCCTATATTAGAACACAATTTCCAAATTAGAGTCTAATAAGGCGTCCGAATTTGGTTAGAACTCGGTTCGAAAAGTTGCATATCTGTTATTTGTAGACATGATCTCCTTTCGGGACGGGCAAAAGATGTTCGGGGACATCGTAGAATTTGCCCGTGTATGCGGGGGCAAGCTGTGCGACCTTTGGCGTATGCGCCGCAAAATACCGCGCCAGATCGCTTAAGAGTTGATCGCTGATCTCGTCAATGAAGAATGGGTCAGGCTCTTGGTCGATCCCTTTTTCTTCGCAGATTTCCCACGCAGTGGTGACGGCGAAATCCCGGATTTGTTCCCGCAGTTCATGCAGAAACACGACACATTCGACGGATAAATCGTAAGACACAGGCGACCTTTCTAACTAGATGCCGTCCCAATGCGACTTGAGACGGCCTCGGTTGGTGGACACCCCGCCCGCCTACGCCCCTATGTGGAGAGTCGGTAGCGCTGCGAACGGGTGGTTATGTAGTGTCATTAGCATTGACACGTTGTTAGAACTTACTGCACCCCTATCACCTTAAAGAGCTTTATAGGTGGTATGATTATGAGTGTGCATGTCATAGTATGAATTGTATGACTTGTATGACTTTCAGTCAAGTATGAAAAATGATACTAGTATGCCTTGACACATTAGTATGCCTCGTTTACAATAAAGGAGAACAAATGTCTCAAAAATCTGAAGGAAAGAAAATGACGACTATCAAGGTTAGCGTTGAAGTCGCAGCAGTTATCTCAAATACCGTTCGTCGCTTGAAGGCCCAGGGTCGCAAGTCACTGACCGCAGATCAATTCCTGCTGGAACTGATGGAGGAAAAATTCCCTGAGGATACAAAACTGATTCTTAATGTCCCAAAACGAGAACAAGGCAAGGGTCAGCAGAACTAACCTCGCTACCATAACAGGATAGAGCGAAATGACTAAAAGAAGCGGTTACGTAAGGGTCAAGTCAAGGACGCATATCGCGATTAATATGATTGCGGCAGAAATGCAGATGAAGACAGGCAAAAGTCATTCTGCTGATACAGCAATCTGGGATTTAATACAAAAAGTCAGGGCCGATATAGCTGCACTGGCCGCAGCTAAGGCCAAAGAATCTGAACAAGAAGATGACAATGACGAACAGGAGTGAATAACTACAGTGATTTACTTCCTGCGTAATCCAAACACGGGGTTGGTCAAAATCGGAACTACAGGTAATTACCACTTGCGGCTTTCCCAACTAATTGCGGAGCATGGCGATTTGGAATTGCTCGGATTAATGGATGGCTCTCGTTTAGATGAGCAGGCACTTCATCAACGATTTATTGATGACCACGATCACCATGAATGGTTTCGAGTTTCTGCTGCAATAACTGACTTTGTGAAAATGAGCACGCATATGTGCGTTCCAAATAAAGGGAAACAGATTGAACGTTTTCGCCGCGTACCAGTTACGCCCGAAATCCACACTGAGTTACAAGATTTTGCGTACGGTCTAGGGGTCACATTTGATGATGCCATTAGAGTTTTATTGCTTGAAGTTGCCGATAACGAAGACCGTCTAAGTGTCGGACGGCGACTGCGGACAAAATACCAAGCAATACTCAAACCGCAATCCAAATCAAAGAGCAAGTCAAACCCCAACTAAAACACCCCCGCAATCAAACGAGAAGGGGTCTAGAACGCACGGCATGGGTAAAATAGGTATCCCTGTAAGCAAAGGTTAAAGATGTCCACCGGAGAGCGCCGTCCACTTGCAGAAGCCCAAATTATCGCTGAGGATTTACTCGCCCTGCTCGCGCCGTATGCGGCGTGGTGCGCGATTGCGGGCAGCATTCGGCGACAGCGCCCCACCATTGGCGATGGCGAAATTGTAGCAATTCCTATCGGCGGGCATATCACAAAGGCACATTCCCTGCTCGGCATTACGGATAAGCTGCTGCACGAGGGGGTTATCAGCCAAGCCCTGTACAATGGCAAACCACGTTGGGGAACAAAGCTGCGCGGAATCATTTACAAGGGCATGAAGTTCGAGTTGTTTATGGTGGACGAGTATAACCGGGGGTATCGCTTCGCGGTGTGTACCGGGCCAGATAACAGCGAGGACAAAGCCAATACGTATTGCATGACGATGATTAAGCGCGGCAAAGCGCCCTTCTCGGTTCACGATGGCTATGTATGGTTGGGCGATACCGCACTGAAGATCAACACGGAGGAAGATTGGTTCGCCCTGCTCGGTATTCCTTGCCTACCGCCACCAGAGCGCAGCATTAAAGCGTATATGCGCTTTTTCGGGCGTGGTCACCGTTGGGGTGATCCGCAGCGCTACCGCGTCCAGTATGTCCAGCAAACCCTTTGGAATCTAGAACACATGTTAGAATTGGAGGAGCGTCATTTGAAGGCGGATGCATCCCCTTCCCTGCCGCAGCGCGATTTCCAATGGTGTGCGCCGTGGCTGCGCGGCAATGGCATGGTCATCATCCGCGATTGGCGCGGACGGTGGGTGCTGGCGGAACCCACGCATCCAGCGGCGGAAGGGTATCGCCAGCGGTTGTGCTGGATGAGTTCACCGCTGTTTGGTGGGGAACAATACACATTAACCGCATGGCTGCGCGATCAATGGGAACGGCAGCATTTTGTAGCGGACGTGCTGGCTGAAGCAATCGAGGCATTAAGGGACGCGGTTTATGAATAGCATGGTTGTCATTGAACCGATGGCGGAAGTGGAAGCCCGGGCTTGTCTCATGGCGATTCGGGGCAATTTGCAAGCGGCGGCGGCGTTGGTCAGAGAGTTTGATGAACGCCGGGGATGGGCGGCACTACAGTACAACAGCCTGCGCGAATGCCTTGCGCTGGAATTAGGCTACAGCGAGAAACACGGGTATCGGCTGGAAGCGGCGGCGCGGGTGGTAGCGAACATTCAGCAGCATTCGCCCATGGGCGAAACTGTTCTTCTCAAAGAACGCTGGATACGGGATTCAGGCATTACTAAATTGGATGCGCCCGAACAAGCGCAAGCCTATCTGACGGCGAAAAAACTGGCGGCAACAGAAGCGAGGCCAATGCAAACGCGCCATATAGTACAGGCAGTTCGCACGATTCAGCGGCAGAGTACCGTCGTGTTCAACTGCATTTACGCAGTCGTCACCAATTTGGTGCTGACACAGTTCATTACCCCGGAGCGTGGTAAGGCGTTGGCGGATGCGATTGATCGCCTGAAGCCCAAAAAACGGGCGTACATTGTGCAGTTGATTGCCCAATACAAGCTGAACGACCCGGAACTGGTCGCACCGATTGCGGGCATGTTTGATCGTCCACCCGGTCAGGAAAGTTATGTACTGCCTGAAGTCCTCGCCGGACGACTGAACGGGAAATTCTTAGACAAAGCGACAACGGCTGATCTTCAGCGGGCGAATGCAGAGGCGCAGGAGCAGCATAAGGCGGTAGCTGCTGAACAGAAGCGACAGACGCAGCTTGCGGCGGGGGAAATCCCGGTCGAAGAAATTGCGGTAACGATTTACAAGGGCGATCCGGGTAAGACAATTCGGGCGTTGCAGCAGGCGTTGGGGGATGAATTTAAGACATTACATAAGGCAATGTTGGGGTTATAAAAAATGAGTGTTGACCGTACACATCCTAATCCAATTGTTGAGGCGTTGTATCAGGAATATTGGGACTGTATCCAACGAACACACCAAGCAAAACAGGCTTATGAGTGGGCGTGGGGTGTATATTGGCAGGCACAGTATTGCCAAGAATGGATCGATGCGGGATTTGAGGAGCCGGTATTGTACAAAGGCGACGAATTAGCAGCAACGGAACTATTTAGAGAGTTTGTCCGGTCACAGGGAGATCGTTGGTGGCATATTCCCGAAAACAAGCAGCTTTATATTTTGGCTGTGCCATATCCTCAAGATCGTCCATATGTAAGGGCCGGAGCTTATGATAAGGCTTATAATTGGCACATCCCAATTCCAATAGCACAAGAAATGCGATTGGCTTACTTGAACGGTTTGTAGATTCTAGCGGCGTTCAAGTGGACAAGTCAGATGATTTGTTCTAAGCTATTTAGTAGTAGAATTTAAACCCGGCAAGCGCCGCTTAACTCGCTTGCCGGGTCGAGACACCGATCTGGAAGGTATCAAGTGATAGTGTACACAGGAATGATTTACTTTTCTAGCCGCCCAATTTCTCGATTGAGCTTGTCGATTTTTTCTTGGGCGCTGGCGAGTTGCTCCTCTGTACGCTTGAGCAAGGCTCTCAGTTCGATGTTCTCGTTCTCGAACGGCAGCAGTCGTTCAACCTCTGCGGACAATTCGGTTACCCGCCTTTCAAGCAGCACCATTTGCATTGTGGTCTGGCTGATGGCGGTTTGCATTCCGGGTGGCGTTCCGCGTTGGCCGTTTGTGAGTGCCAAATGGATTTCATCGAAGATGACTCCGCGTTCCTTCATTTCGGCAATCAGGGCAAAAACGGTCAGGTCATCTTCTGTGTACTGGCGGTGCTTTCCTTTTTGACCGGGGGCAGCACTTGGCGATAGATACTGTGCGAATTCAATAGCCCACTGGCGCACAGTTTCCTTGCTGATGCCAAAAAGTTCCATGAGTTCGTTGGGTGTGTAGATCATACCCAAAGATTACAGCACAATCGCTACCTTGTACCAGCTTGCTTTTAATGTGGGTTTAGACGGTCAATATGTACAAAGAATACCCGTTCTATTGCGGGAGAAAGGCAATCTATGGCACAGTAAATCCAATGTGGCAACCTAACGACAATATAATCGCAAAGTATGACCAATCGTAAAAAAAGCCCCTCTTTTAATGGAAGAATTAACCATTAAAAGGGGTATCAAACAGGAGCAAAGAATATGACTGCGAAACTACCAAAGGCCAAGAAGGAAAAGAAAGTTGACATCCCGATCTACACTGCGGCTTCACGTGTTAATGTGAGTGACGACGACCGTGAACGTTTGAAAGGTGTGGTCGGTTATGAAGGCGGGAATGGAAAGGGTGGCATTATCTTCTTAAACAAGAAGGGATTGCTTCAACGAACCATCCTGCCAAATGCCCGTATTCGCGTTACAGGTGATCGTCTGGCAGGTGATCGCGTCGGCGTGCGCGTCCCCTATGCACAGGTAGGCATGGATAAGTGGGGTTATTCAGATGCTTTATGGCACATCTCCGGGCGGGTTGACACTTTTCAAAGTTCGCCTGAGCGGTATGGCTCACCAGAGCACGTATTCCCGTTGCTGGTCATGATGGCCGAAAACGATCTTGCAGACGGTGCGTATGCTTTGTTGGTCACTGTTCCGCCCGGCTACTACAACAGTGTGATGAATCAGGTTGAAGAAGGGTTTAGCCGCGGCGAAGTCATGGACATAAACGGTCGTAAAGAATACACCGGGCAATGGACAATCACCCTGTCTAAAGATGAAAAGCGGCGTACCTATGCATTCCCGCGAGTCTTTGTGACCATGGAAGCGGCAGACGCTGGTTATGCAGCGTTTCGGTATGACCTCCAAGGTAATGTTGTGAAGAAGCGGGGCGCAGACGGTTTCGATTTTCTGGGTGGGCGCGTTCGCGTCGTTGACTTGGGATTTGGGACTTGTGATACCCCAACCCTTATCGATTCTAAGCTGCTCGAAGATGGATTGAGCCGGGCCAGTGATGCTCAAGGTGGCATTCTGGTCAATATCGCTGAACCAATCATGGGTCAGGTCGTTGAACAGATTCCCGAAACACGGGACTGGCTAACGACAGCCCACGTTGATTACTGGTTGCGTCGGTATGCTACAGGCTTCACGGACGCAGAAGGTAAAACCGTTAGGCCGTGGACGTCAGAAGCTGCTCAGGTGAGCATATCTGGCAAGATTCTGCATTTGCATTCCGCCTTTGAGCATTATGCGGAACAGTACGCCCGCTATGCTTATCGCCAGATACTGGCGGCTTCCACTGAGCAGAGCGATGTTGCGTTGGCAATTGGCGGCGGATGGCTGTATGCCATTAACCACGTGCAGCGCTGGTACAAAGAATCCGGTCTGGTGATGCAGTTCTTTACCCATCAGGATGTGCCACACCTGAAGGATTTCAGCTTCGTTGACATCAATCTTGCTGGACTTATGGCACTGGCGATTGTGTTGATCCGGGAAGGGGTCTTATCATGATACCGCAGCGCCGTCCGCCGAATGGTTCGGGTACATCAGGGACAGTGACACTGGAACTGAACCTAAATGATCCAACGCAGCGCCGCGCCTATGAGGTTGCGTGCAGACTTGCCATTCCGCACGGGCGGCGAAAAGCGCTGTTGGTTCAGATATTAAATGCCCTCGGCGATTTTGAGGAGCGGACGAATAAGTTGCCGACGGCGGAATTGTTGTCTGCGTCGATCATGGCTGCCGCTTTTCTGGGACGGCTAGTAATGGGAACGGGGGCGCAAGTAGATGCGCCCCCTCCGCCTCCGGGTAAGATTCTCGTTGGGACAGCTGCCAAACCGGACGAAGAACAATCCGCGAAGGTGTTTTCGTCCGGGTTTGCAAGCCGTTTCAAGAAAAACTAGGTATACTATAAGATCATTTGTGCGTAAGGTGAGCCATGAATCTAGACCTCGAAAACAAACTTTCCATCACGGTAGACGATCTTGTGAGCCAACGTATTGCTGTGCTGGGTGCGTCGGGTATGGGCAAAAGCAACACGGTTGCGCTGCTTTTGGAAAACCTGATTCCGCAGTGGCCGTTTGTGATCTTCGATATTCACGACGAATATTGGGGACTGCTTGAACAGTTCCCGATGCTGCGGGTCGGTAAACCCTGTCCATATGGGGACGATAAATCACCCGCCATCCAGCTTGAAGCTGGCCCGGATGAAGCGGCCAAGATCGCAGACCTGTCTTACGACAAACGGCTTTCGGTGCAGGTCAATATGCTGTATATGAACCCGGACGAACGGTTGGAATTTGTGCATAACTATTGCGCCCGAATTTGGCAGCGTAATATGGTGGCGCGAACTCCGTATGGGGTGGTGCTGGAAGAAGCCCAAAACTTTATTCCGCAGCTTGGCAACAGCGAAGCACTGTTGCTGATGAAACGCTTTGCGCTGGAAGGGCGCAAGTTTGGATTCACCGTCGTGATTTCGTCGCAGCGTTCCAGCGAAATCCACAAAACGGTTCTCGGCATGTGCGGGGTGGCGTTTCTGCATGGGGTTGATATTTACAATGATGTGCAAGCCTATCAGGGGATGCTGCCGTGGACGTTTAGCGAAACCAAAAAGATAGCCTTGTCGCTTTCCGTAGGGCAGGCGATTGTCAAATGGAAACGCAAGGGGGTTAAGTTCTATGAAACCGCAAGTATTTGCCCACGCCAGACGCTGCATGTGGGTGACACGCCGGGGCTTGAAACCCGCGAGGCGGTATCGCTGAAACCGATTGACCCTGATCTCATTGACGAACTTCGCCAGCAGCTTCAGGCGGTTGCGGCAGATGAGACGGTTGATGAAACCACGCGCGAGATTCAACGGCTAAAAGACCTTGTAGCCAAGCTGGAAGGCGAGAAACAGGCATTGGCTAAAGAACTCGCTGTGCGTCCAGTTGCCGTCCAGCAGACGTTTTTAAATGACGAAGAACAGGTCGAAATGGTGCGGGTGGAGGAACGTACCACCACCACCTATCGGTCGAGCAGGGCTGTCAATCTGGCGGTCAAACGCCAAGAAGCGGTTTTTGCCAATTACCTGACACAGTTACGGGGACTGAGTAAATCCCAACACCGGGTCTTGGCCTATTTCATGGAAGATGAAAGCCGGATTGTCGGGGCAGAAGTGATTGCCCGTGCGTGGGATTATCAGGTGGGAACCGTCCAGAACGTATTCACCAAGCTGGTGAATATGGGATGGCTGATGCGGGTAGGGGGTGGCAAATACAAATGCCAAGTGACCTATCGCATAAAAGAAGAATTTGCCGATCTCGTCCCGGAGGACTTGATTCAGCAAATTCTGGATGTGCTTGATGGACGCCCCTAGTGCGGGGGCGTTTTTATTTATTTCCGGCGCGTCAGCATCATTCCGACAAGGCTTTCGATGGTTTCATAGACATCTAAGTTGGCAGGGTCAACCCATTCAACAAGCCAGCCATATTCGCGTGTGAGATTGGCTCGCTCAATGGTCAATGTCGAATCGATAGCGATACGATAATTGACCAATGCGGCATCCAAAGTCATGCCTGCGGTGCTGACATCAAACGTCAATTTGCCCGGATGGTTGTGGCCGCGCTCAAGCAGCTCATCAATTTTGTCATTCCAAAGTCTTTCAAGTTCTGCTTTCTGTGTTTCGGTTAGCATAATTCCCTCTGTGGTTGGGCAAACATTCGGGTCATTTCTTCGTGATGTTCTTGCCCCAAAAACACCACATAATGCGCTAGGTTCAGCAGGTAGCGATTGCGTTCTTCCCGGCGCTGGGCAACACTGCGCGTCGTGGTAATGACTCGTTCGTACCGCTGATCGAATGCCCCGCGAACAACCGCGCCATTGGAGGGTTTCAACGCTGTGCCAACGATGAGTAGGGGGATGCGCCAGTAGATGCATACCCGCGCCACTTCCGCCTCAATGCCATAGCCGTCTCCTGTGATGATGCGGCAGCTTCCGCCGCAGGGAATGGGCATGGCATGGAGCGCAGCATTACGCGCCAATGAAATCATTTCGTCAGTAGGGCAGTCAATCCCCAGTACCAAAATATTCATCATTGACGCACCCCCAAACGGCGATACACGCGCAGGTAACGGCGGCAGTAGCGCAGGCGTTCGGCCTCGGCTGTCTGGCGCAGACCGTCCTCGAAATCCTGTAGGGCAAGCTGCGTAAATGCCCCCTCGTATTGGATGATGCACTGCCGCACATTGGCGACAAGTGCATCCAGTGTCCGGCGCTCTTTACGGGTTAGCATGGGCTGTCTCCCGTTCGGCTTTGGCTGCTTGCAGCAGCGCGATCAGGGTATCTATTTCGTTCGGCTGAAGCTGTTCGATCAGGGCTTGCAGTCGTTGTGCGGGCGGTGTGTTTGGCACGGGCCGAATGACCACAGGCTTTAGAGGTTGGGCTGGACTGGAGTCATCCTCAAACAAGGGGGTATTTCGCAGCGCATTGAGCGCGTCATCCTCTACGGGCTTAATGGTTTCCAGCGCTTCATCCAATAGCGCCGGGTCGTTGCCATTCGCCACTGCCAGTTTCACCGCTTCATTGCGCGGCATAGTGTAGACAACCGGAGGGGGTAGGGCGGGTGTTTCGCCCATGGGCGAAATTACCTCGAATGTCCCTTCAATCACATCATCTTTAGGCGCAGGCAACGATTCGGTAGGCCACACCTGATCGTCAAAGTTCAACTGGACATAAGGCGGCTGGTGATTGTCGCGCAGGAAGCGGTCATTGGTGAGATACACAACGGTGGATTTGGCGCGGGTGCGGGCAACATAATCGAGATTGGTTTCCTGCTGTGAGGCTTCGGCGGTCAGTCCCGGAAACATGAGGGGCAGCTTTTCAGGCTTCAGGATGAATACCCGGTCGGCTTCTAAGCCCTTCGATTTGTGGATGGTGGATAAGATAACCTTACCATCGGTGTTGCCATCCGAAAACAGCTTTTCAATCTCATAAATCAGTTCGTCAACAGTGGTGGCCTTGCTGCGTTCCATAATGACGCGCAAGCCTGCAACCCTGTCCTTGACGCCTTCCGCGCCTGCTTCGTCACCTTTTTTCATGAAGCGTTCAACTTCTGCTTCTTCGTAGGCAGCGAGGACATCAAGGCGTTTGTCCCAATTCCAGTCATCCCGTTTCTGCAACTTTTCGAGCAGAGCAGTGAGGGATTTCCCGATTTCGCTGCCTAAGATGGTTGCTGGAACACCTGCTGCAAGGAATTCGAGGATGCCCGCGACCAGTGGGGCGCGAACACGGCAGAGGATCATGTCACCGGGTTTGGCAACCTCGACCATACGCTCCTCATCAATCCACACGATTTTCCCGCGCGGCTTGTCGGGCAGGCATTGGAAGGGAGGTACAAGGCGGGCAGCATGTTCGGTGACAATCCGGGCGCAGCGGCGGGTCACAGTGAGGGGCATCACGGTACAGTTGAATTGTTCCCGCGATAGGTCGAACGAGTCCGAATCGGCACCAGCGAAGGCATAAATCGCCTGAAATTTGTCGCCTACGAGGAAAATGCGGCCCGTGCGCCAGAGGGCTTTTGCGATCAATGCCCGCTGCATAGGGGATAGGTCTTGGGACTCGTCAACTAACACATAATTAAACTGATACATCTTGGCGTCCCACCGCACGACCCAATAGATCATATCGGTGAAGTCGATCAGCAGATTCCGGGTCTGGTTTTCCGCGACGGACATGAAGGTGGGAACGGCCTCAACGACAACCGTGATGATACGTTCGTCGTTAAAAATGTCATCATCCATGCGATACATCTGCACCAGATCACCTAATGCGCTGAAATCGTCCCATTCGACCAGCTTGTAGCGGGTGAAGGCACACAGATCAATCGCCATTTTGATGGTGTCCTTGAGCAGGTCTTTGCGAAGCTGCTCAACGCGCTTGGCGCGGTTTTCTTGGTCACCATCTTCGCCTACTTCTTCAGCGACCGCATTAATGGCTTCCATCAGGTGGGTATTGTCCTCTGCCCATGCCTGAATGATGGCGCGGTACTTGTTGCCATCCAGCGTCAGGTCTTTGACACCCAAGTGTTTTTTGAGGGCACTGAACCCGATGCTGTGGAAGGTCTGGGTGCGGACGCCAGTCCCGGCCAGCCGCCGTTCCAGTTCCGAAACGATGTCTTTGTTAAACGCGCAGAACAATTTTGAACCCTGTGCGGGCAACTGTTTAGCGATTTCAACCAGCGTGGTTGTTTTACCTGTGCCAGCGAGGGCAGCAATCAATAGATTGTCATGGGTGGTACGAACGGCTTCCAGAATGGCAGCCTGTTCAACCGATGGTTGGAATGCCATAGGCTTCTTCCTTGTGTACGCTTAAAAATTCCCAAATGTGGGGGTGAGACTCGCCACTTTCAACCTGTTCGGCTGTCAGGACGAGCAGGGGGATACCGCGCCGCTTTAAGAGCCGCGCCTTCCGTTTGTCATTCTTGATCTTGTGGGGCAGCTTGTGGACGCCGCCGTTGATTTCAATGGCCCACATCTGCCCTCGGCAGACGACCATAAAATCAACCAAGCAGACCCACTTTTTGCGCCCGCTGGCTTTGGTTGCCAGTGCATATTCCGGCACATATTCCACGCCCAAGTCATTCAGCAGATTGGCAACCAGCGTTTCACTTGGCATAGGATTTTTCAGGCGGTGATCCTGTACATGGCGCATCGCCCAACGCCAGCCGTATTTTTTGACCATCGCGCGAAAGCCGAGTTCAGCCTTCGCTTTTTGGCTGCACAGGAAACAAATCGACTGGCGGCGTTCGGCATCCTTCGCACTACGTTTGGACAGCCACCGCCAATCGTCGCATTCCGGGCAGTACACGTGGTACTGTCCCTCAGCATTTGGGGTCGCCCAATCAACCTTCACGTCGGTCATGGTGGTTCTCCCGCCATTCCCCAAAGCGGGCAAATGAACGGTCAATCCGCGTGTAGCCCAAATGTAGGGCTGCTCGAATGGCCTGTACTGCGGTTTCGCGCCGTACAACCTGCCGACAATGCCCGTTGATCGTGCGGACAACCACAAAACTGCGGTCGCCAAACACATCCGGTTGTTCACAGCGTACAAGTTCGGCTGTGACCGTTTGCCCCCTGTACTTTCGTGTAACTTTCACTGGCATAGGACTCTCCTGTGTGACATCTCTTTGAGATAAAAGGATTATACCGGGTATTACCCGGTATGTCAATTAAAGCCGCGCACTAGGCGGCATTGCGTGTCCATTCAAAATAGGCTTCAATATCGGCTAATTTTTCAGCAGCCGCTTGTTCGCCAAGATAGCTTATAAGCCATTTAATGGGGTCTTTATTGCCTTTGGAGTGATTGCAACTCGTTTCACCCAAAACTACCTTGATGGAATGACACAGCGGTAAAACGTTCCAAGCCACATGACCGGGGTTATCGGGGCGCGAATCACTGATTGGTATCCAGTGATCTATTGCTATTGTGCGCGATTCGCTTGCTGAACAGCCACAAATTGCACATTTGTTACCCCAATAGGTGTGCATATTTGTTATCTGCAATGAGGTGAGGCCTGTTGGTAAACTTTTAAGTTTTGCCCGCCTCGCCCCTTGTGCAGCGCCGCGAATGAATTTGATTTTTCGGGGATTTTTTGCGTTATATTGTTGTTGCGTTTTCCGGTTTCGAATCTTATTGTCGTCAAGCCATTGTTTAATAGCGGCCTTAAAGCGCTCAGAGTTGTTCGCCCGCCACTCTTTTAGGTACTGGCGAAATTCTTCTGGATGGTTATTGCGCCATTTCCGGCTGTATTGACGTTGTTTTTCAGGGTTATGCCAATAATGTTGTCTAGAGCGTGACTTGGCGCATGTTTTGCAGGTGTAGGTAAATCCATCCCGACTGGTTTTATCCCGGTGAAAAAATGCAGGCGTGAGTGGGAATACTTCCCCGCATTTTGAACACTGCTTTGTGGTCATGTTACCTCTTTTGCATCAAGTGATGTATCTTGATTATAGCACTTAATCAAGTTGCGTCAAGTGACTATACTTGATATGATGGAGAAATGATTAGCTATGGAGAAACACATGCCCAAAATCACAATTACGATTGGTCAAGGAATGGATAAAGCGTTGCGCGAAATTGCAGACGAGCGGGGTGCGCCTATCGCCATTGTTATACGACAGGCACTTGAAGCCTATTTAGCCGCACAGGGTAAGCCGATTCCAGATGAGATTAAATGGGGCGGGAATCGAAAAGGGCAGGACAAGCCTAGTAAATAGGTTATCGCTATGGGGTTGTCAGGATGTACGGATAGGCTTGGTGCTGCTGATAAGGGGGTAAGGCGCGGATTACGGGAGGTGTAGGGGTTTCCATAGGGATTGTGTTGATTTGACGGTATGGAACGGATGTGCTATAGTCTTTTATATGGCGTCGGGTTTCCTCCTGTGGTACTTCTGGCTCTCCTAAACCTGCGAATGAGAAAACTCCGCCCGACGCTATCGTGTATCGGAGAATTCCGTGTCTGGTCGCCAGTTTGCACGAGCTGACGGATAGGCATCCGGGAGCCGATGGGCGGATGAGAACCGCTAAAGCCAGTCCTCCAATTTGGGTCAACCGGGGGACTGGCTTTTTAATTAGGCTGGAGCAGAGAGTTCGTTGGCGGATGCCCGCGTCGTCGCGCTGTGTGGATTGTTACGGTGATATTGACGCTCCCAACCGCATCTGTCATGTAGGTTGGTGGAATGTCTTTATTGGGAATAATGTCATCTCGGTGCAATATCGCCAACTCATCCCCTGATATGAGGTTGACACTATCAACAGCGGGGATAAGTTGTATATCCTCGTATTCACCAGTGTCGGGATTGTAGCGACCAATTCGGGCATTGCTCATGTAGAAGATTTTATCGTCTGTCATTCCTTATGCCTTTCTAGCCATGCCGAACGCATTTCACGGACTACAGTAAGCGGTAGAATTGCGACTGCGACTGCTCCTCGTTTGTCAGCGTCCGATTTCGAGTTCTCTCCAACTACAACAAAGTCATCATCATCCAGTCGCGCGTGAATGTAATGGTAAACATGGTGGATTGTATGAATAGGCCAACCCGATGATAACAACAGGTTACGGGCAACCTCAGTCATCAAAAGTCCATCACCTTCGTGTAAGCGATCTTCCTTATCAGTCCAAAAGATTTCCTCGCTGACTGATTCCGCTTGTTTAACCAATGATTCACGCTGTTTGGTAAGGTCTTTCATCAGTGCATCAATATCTGAAATTTGCTGCCTGATCTCTGCGAGGATTTGAATATTATCTGTAGTCATGCAATCTTATTCCCTTTCTCCCCGAAGCTGACACACAATGCGCCGAGCATGAAGGCAATGGGTACGATCACAGCCGCGCAACCCTGTTGAAATAGACACAACGCAATGAATAGACCAAATGCTAAGATGAGCATCAGGCCGCCGATGGCTTTGTAGTCTTTGGCGGTTAGGGGTTTGCGGGTTGTCATTTGCTTATCTGCATTTGGATTACGGATTCGATTTCGACAAATCCGCGATTAAATCGAAGCCATTCAATGAAATCAGGCATCAGCTTGCCCATTTCAGAATTCGGCTGTTGGGTGAACTGCCGCCATAACTCGTCAATGTCGGGTTGAGATGGGCCGACAATCCTGAAGCTAGTGGGCGGATCATAAGACATGATGCCCAAATCAATGAAAATAAGGTAAACGGTGTATTCGATGCTTGCTAACGATTTGTCGTGCGTTCCGTCAAGCGCTTGGAACTGCCTTAAATCTTTGCCAGCCATACAACCTCCCTAAAACAAGGTCAACTGTTTTTCGACAGGTGCTTTGCCTATCGCGCGAATGCCATCTGCGCTTAGGTGCGTCACCTCCACATTGTAACGCGCTTCCATTTCAGCAGCGGCGGTGCTGCGGTGACAGGTGTGATGATCCGGGCAGGCACACAGCAAAATAACACTGCGCTGGTTGAGCAATTGCACAAGTCGGAAACATCCATCATCCGGGTCAACGAGTTTAATGCCCAACTCAGGATTGCGGTAATTCACATTTCCGAGTGCGCGGATGTGGACGTAACGTTCTGTAAAGCGGCGACTCAGGTTGATACCTGACCACAGCGGATTGCGCGAGTAGGGGGATATGCGAACATCCACCAACACAGCGTCGTAATGTTCAACGGCCTTCGCCAATTCTTCTGGCTTCAGCCCTGTGTACCCAACAGTAAAAAGGGTGTTCATGTGGCGCTCCAATAACTCGATCATGTGTTCTAATTATACCGCGTAATAACAGTTGGAGCAAATAAAACCGCAAGGGGCTTGCAAAGATTTTGGTATGCTGGTATTTTTATATAGAACGGATTTTCGCATTTAAGCGGGAACGGTTGGTTATCCACTCGTCGGCTAGTCGTCTAGGCCGCCTCCTTCTCAGGGAGGAAACGCAGGTGCAAATCCTGCCGAGTGGTCTTTTCGTTTATGGGGAGTTCTCCAATGGGCGAATGTTACCTGATTGCCTTGAATGACCAAGATAGCGTGTTGGTTCTTTCACCAGATGGAAACGGGGCGTTACTGGCTGCCAATGGACATCCAATGGATGATGTTTTGGCGCGAGTCAGAGCGTTTGAAGATGTGATTAACGTGAAGCTGGATTTTGAACCGCTGGTGATGTTTCTGAAGCGGTTAGGGCTAACCGAAAGGGAACTGACAGTCAAAGATGCTGTGCAGGGCATGATGGGCGTATTGAAGCAGTATCGACACTTGGCTGAAGGGGTTCAATGAGCAAAAAGCGGAATTTTTAGGTATAATTGATTCACCATAAGACAACGCGCTCACGTTGCTATGAACAACTGAGCGCGCGAGTAACCAATTGGAGCTTGGCTACTATGGCTAATTTTACATCATGTCCAGACCAATACAAACGCTGTACGATGTGTCAGCAATGTATTCCAGCAACCCCGCAATATTTTCTTCGCAACAAATTAGGGCTTTACGGACTCCAAGCATATTGCAAGGAATGTTCTGCTGCTTTAAGGCACGGGTGTCTCTGCAAAATTGATCCGTACAAAGCCTCACAAAAAAAGCCATGTGCAAAGTGTAGGGAAATCAAATCAGCAGAGGGATTTTACCCTGCAAAACGAGGCTTACTTGGTCGTAGAACGATATGTATTGCCTGCGAGAAAGAGTTGCAACACAGCAATTTACCAAGAATCCGCGTCAAGCAACGGATAAGGTATCACAATAATCCACAAGTAGGCAAATCAATTAAAGATTGGCAGATTGCCAATTTTCAAAAAGTCAAAAGTTTTAAACAAAGCTGGAAAAAGAACAATCCTGAACAGGTGCAAGTTGCAAGCCTTCGTCGGCGCGCCCGCATTTATAGTTTGCCCGACACTTTTACCCACAAAGAATATCAACAGATGATGGAATATTGGGGATATGCTTGTGCAATTACGGGGCAAACCGCTGATTTGCATGTTGACCATTGGATTCCTGTCGCTCATGAAGATTGCCCCGGAACTGTTGCCATAAATCTTATCCCATTGGCGGCTCATCTAAATTTAAATAAGCATCGAAAACCCCCTCATCAATGGCTTTATGAAACATTCCCAGAAGATCAAGCAAGGATAATACTGGAACGCATAGAAGCCTATTTTGAGTGGGTTAGGTCGCAAGCCGACTAAATCTAATCAGGGGTGTTTTACACCCCTTAATTTTTGCTGTAAAATCAGAACTAATGTTCGTACAAACTGACGTACAGCGCGGCGGTTATGCACCGCGATAGAGAAGGGACGTTACAAGAATGGCAGACGAAGTTCAACAAGACAGCGAAAACCTAACTTGTCCTACATGCGGCGGGCATTTGCAAAGACGATTCACAGGGGAACGGTCAACCGCTGCACCAGAGCAGTTTGAATTTGAGTTATGGTGTCCAGCTTGCACCAAGCGCGAAGCCAATGAGGTTTACATGGCGGCACAGAAGCGGTTGGCCGACGCGGGCTATTTCACCGGAGGAGGTTCGTAAATGACCTGCATTGTCGGTATAGAACACGAAGGTAAGGTCTACATGGGGGCTGACAGTATCGGGGTTGATGGCTGGCAGCGAACCGTTATGGATTTCCCTAAAGTGTTCCACGTTCGGGATTTACTCATTGGTTGCGCTGGCAGTATCCGGGCATTGCAACTTCTTCGCTATAACCTCGATGTGCGTGCACGAAATGACAGCGAAGATGATATGGAATACATGGTTACAGGTGTTGCGGATACCGCCCGGCGATTATTCAAAGATAGTGGCTGGTCGCACATCGAAAACAATAAAGAGTCTGGGGCTAATTTCCTTGTCGGTTATCGGGGGAGATTGTATGCCGTTGAAGATGAATTTAGCGTTGTGCGTATGCAGCAACCCTATTGGGCGCTTGGGGTAGGGAAGGTTTACGCATTGGCAGCCATTCTCACCCTGCGCTCGGAACGCGATGATTTGACTCCTGAGCATCAAATCAATCGTGCGTTAAAAGTGGCATCGGAATTAAGCATCGGTGTGCATCCGCCATTTCACATTGAAAGTCTGTAGTTGGAGATCGAAGCATGGACATTGCAGCAATCAACACGACCTTAGCGGAACTCTCAAAACAGATTTGTGGTATAATGATAGGCATAGGCAGTCTAGGGTAGCTCCCAAAAAGCGGTAAACCTCACCGTCTGGCTGTCTAAACATCAAGAGGTGTAGCATAGAGGTGTGCTATGAATGTCCCCGCAAAGGCTTGTACATGCTGCAAGCGTGAATTTCCAGCTACGACAGAATTTTTCTACAAATCGAAAACGGGGCGCGATGGCCTTATGTCGGAATGCAAAGAATGCCGACGCGCCTACGCGAAAGTGCAGGGTCAGCGTCCGGAAGTTATCGCGCGTGATAAAGCCCGACGAAAAACACCCAAGTTCAAGGATCGCAATCGGGAATATCAACGCGAATGGATGCGACTCCCTGAAAACAAGGAACGCAGCAAGCGTTATCGTGATGCGAATAAAGATCGGATACGCATTCGAGACGCTGAATACCGTTCACGCCCTGAACAACTAACCAAGCAACGAGTACGGCGGCAATCCGAAGATTACAAGACTTATATGGGAATCTTTGGACTAAAAAGACGTGCGCGGCGCAAGGGATTACCGTCAACGCTCACAAAGGCAGATTGGGAACGGGCGTTAGATTATTGGGGAAATCGGTGTTGTATTTGCGGCAAAGAAGCTGATTCTTGTACAGTGATTGCAAGAGAACACTGGATACCCCAATGTAAAGGGGGCGGATATACCCCCGAAAATATTCTACCCATGTGTCATTCTGTTAAGGGTGGTAGAGGCGGTTGTAACAATACTAAAAACAGCACAGACCCTATCAAGTGGCTTGTGCATAAATTAGGAGAAGAAAGCGCACTCCTAAAACTAGCTGAGATTAATGACTATTTTGAATGGGCAAGTCAGCAAGGGTGATAATCATTAAGGGGTATATTGTGTACCCCTTAATTTTTAAGTAGAATTAGAACATCAGTTCTTTATTTGAGGAATGCCATGCCCCGGCCTCGTAATGGGGAGAAGCCTCAAAAGGGCAAAAAGTCCGTGCGTTGGGATATTGACCCAGAGATATTGGCGCGTCTCACGGTTGTGCAGTCGATGATGGTGCAGAAGGCGCGGTCGTGGCAAATTGCGAACGCGATGGGCTACGATGTGCGGACGGCGCTGCGCGACATGGACAGGGTACGTGAACTGCAACGTCGGGAGTCCATTGGCGAAATTATCACGCTGCGCAACGAAAGCCTTGCCCAACTGGATGAGGTTATCCTGCGGTCATGGGAAAGCTACCGGGCGGCTGATAAACCCCACATCAAAAATGACTGCCTTCGAGTCATTTTGCAGGCGCAAAAGCAGAAGGATGAGATTCTTGGCACCAAAGCGCCTGACACCATTAAACACACAGGGAGTTTGGGTCTGACGCTTGACCCCAAAGGGCTAACCGACGATGAGCTTGCAGCTATCGCGGCAGGACGCGGCTAGTGAGCTGATCGCACGTCGCCAAGCCCGAAACAGCCTGATCGCGTTTGCCCAATACACCTATCCGGGGTATCTCGTTGACCCGATGCATGAACTCATTGCATCCAAATTGGATGCAGTGGCGGATGGGAAAATACGGCGGCTTATCATTACCGCTCCCCCGCAGCACGGGAAATCCCTCTTAACCTCTGTGCTGTTTCCCGCCTATTGGATGGGCAAACGCCCCAACGATCCGGTCATTATTTCCAGTTACGCGGCAGATCTCGCCCATTCCAAATCCCGCGAGTCGCGCGGTATTGTCGAAGGGCATGAATACCGGGCGTTGTTTGGCGATTTGGTGTCTCAAGATTTTGTCCCGGTCGCCACCAGCCCAGACAGCCGCGCAGTAGACGAATGGCATCTCAAAATCCCGTATCGGGGCGGAATGCGGGCGGTTGGTGTTGGCGGCGGGTTGACAGGTTTCCCCGGCATGTTGGGCATCATCGATGACCCAATGGCGGGCTGGAAAGAAGCCCAATCCCGTACCGAACGCGATAATGCCCGTGAGTGGTACAAGTCAGTATTCCGCACCCGTATTTGGGAGGGCGGCGCGATTGTTATTATCATGACTCGCTGGCACGCAGATGACCTTGCTGGGTGGCTGCTCAAAACACAAGCGGGGTTATGGGAAGTGCTGCGCCTGCCCGCTTTAGCCGAAACCCAAGAACAGCGCGACCGCAATAATGTGTATCTAGGGCTGCCTGAAGGACTGCCTGATCCATTAGGCCGCGAACCCGGTGAACCGGTCGCCCCGCGCCGATTCAGCAAAGACGCACTGCTCGAAATCAAAAGCGAGTCTGGGTCAGTGGTGTGGGGCGCACTGTATGACGGTGTTCCACGTCCAGCAGAAGGCAACCGTTGGAAGCGGCATTGGTTTGAAATCGTGGATGCCGTTCCCGCGCGGGCAAAACGCATTCGCTATTGGGACAAAGCGGACAACGAAGGGGAGGGGGCGGCGACTGCTGGTGTGCTGCTGGCGCAAGTCAATGGGATGACCTATGTCGAAGATGTGGTGCGCGGGTTTTGGTCAGCCTATGAACGCGAAAAGATCATTAAACAAACCGCCCAATTAGATGCCCAGAAATATGGCGGACCGTCCGCCGTTGAAATTTGGATTGAGCAAGAACCCGGCAGCGGCGGTAAGGAAAGCGCAGAAGCGACGATTAAAAACCTTTCCGGGTTTAAAGTCAGAAAAGAAACCGCATCGGGCGATAAAGATACGCGCCTTGAACCGTTTGCAGCCCAAGCGGAGGCGGGGAATGTACGTCTGAAACGGGCAGCATGGAATGGTGATTACATTGAGGAATTTGTCGCTATTCCCAACGGCGCGTACCGCGACCAGTCAGATGCAACGAGTGGCGCATTCAATAAATTCATCAGACCGACCCGCCAAGCCACCCTTCTTGAGCAAACAGGATTGTATGACCGTTAAGGCGTTGGACAGTCTTTATTTTTTCTGTATAATTGAGTAGAACAAAGGTTCGGAATATGCTATGACTACTCGCCAAAAAACATCTACTGAGATTCGAAAACAGCGCCAGCGCGTCCATGAAGTCATCGGACGTTCGGGTTCGATAACGGGGTCTGCTTTCTCCCGAAACAGCGCGTCCTATACCTATGACACCACCATCACCGATTATGCTTGGTGGGACAAGTTTCGGCGCGGAATGCTCAAAGGGTATGAGTTCTCAGGGCTGTTTGCCAAGCCTATCACGCAGATTATCAGTGGTTGGGTTTTGGGGTCAGGCATTGACGCGAGTCTGGTCACAGATGAAGTAGGCGAATCGGTTGACTACACCAATGATGTACTCAATCGGTTGATGAAAGCCCTACATGGTTTTTTGGGGCAGGTGGTTGAAGATTTATACGGGTTGGGCGATCAGTATGTGATCGTCAATCTGGATGGGTCGTTCAGCGTGCCGTCGCCGGAAACCGTAGATGTTGAACACGATTTGCTGGATTACCGAACTGCTGTTAAATACACCATTTCCAACAAGCTCCCCAACGGGCTTGAAGTTAAAGACATCTTTACCGCGGAGAGCCGCACCCTGCGGGTTAAAACCAGTGACAAGCTGAAGGCGGTTGAACTGCGGGCGCGGGGTTTCCAGCAAATTAGCGGCGACGAATTTGAACTGGTGTACGAAAACCTGATCGGGCGTATCCCCATTGTTCACTTCGCCAATGATCGCAGCAGCAACGAAATGCGGGGACGCCCCATCTATGAGGCTTTGTATCGACTGTTTAGTCGGTACAACGATCTCCTCGAAAAGATGGTTACAGGCGCTGCTCTGCTCGGCAATCCCATTCCCACCTTTGAAGGACTCGAAGATATAGATGGGACAATCGCTGCAAACGGGTCGCCAACCAATGAAACCTACACAGACGCGCAAGGCAATGAGCGTCAGCGTTACAAACTCTCCTTTGACAAAATCCCTGCCATCTTAGTGCCGGGGAACGGACGGTTTAAATTCTCCGGCCCGGATATTGGTTTCACCAAAGACTTGATTGAAGCCCTCAAAACCATGTTTCTGCTCATTATGGAATTTACCCGCATTCCAGATGGGATGTGGGGTGCAGAACTTGGCAGTGCTCGCGCCACGTTGGTTGAGCAGATGAAAACCTTCGAGATGTATGTGACGTCGCGGCGGGCGTTGCTCAGTGGGCAGGGGACAGATGAAGTATTGGGGATGCAGGCGAAGGGCGGCTTGCTGGAATTGGTTGAGATTTGGCTGATGATTAAGCGCCTCACTGATCCGCGCATTGTTGTGGGTGCGGTCACGATTACCTATCAACCGCTGAATGAAGAGGACAAGAAACTACTCTTTGACAAGATCAAGCACGCTGACGATACTGGCAAACTGACCGATGTCACTGCACTGGATTTACTAGGGTTGGTCGCTGACCCTGAAGCCGAAATTGAAGCTGCAAAAAAGGAACGGGCTGAAAGCGATCCCTTTGAGAATTCCGTAGATACAGACCTACTAAATGGCAACACAAATAATGATGAGGAGGCCGCATAATGGCTGGATGGACGAATCGTGGCAAGAAGCTGATTATGGATAGTTTTTTCCGTGCAGCTACCCCGCCTACAAATTTCTATGTCGCACTGGTGACGAGCGCAACCGCGCCGACTGCCGATACCAATACCCTAAGTGAATTGACCGAAATCGCGGCGGGTAATGGGTATACCTCTGGTGGCATTAGCCTCAGCCGTAACAGTACGGACTTTGACACTCTGACTGAAAATGACACCGATGACCGGGGCGAATTGCTCATCAAGGATTTGGCATGGACGGCCAGCGGTGGGCCACTACCTGCCAGCGGCAACGGTGCGCGGTACGCGGTGCTGACCACTGATGAAGGCACGGTCGGCAATCGTCAAGTGATCGCATTCTGGAGTTTGACCAGTGATCGCTCCGTATCCGTTGGGCAGACGCTTACCTTGCAAAACTGCGAACTCCGCTTGACTGAATAGCGCAGGAGGCTTCACCAATGGCCGCTTTGACAAATACTGATCGCATAGCGATTTGGCAGAAAATGATGGAATCCATGTCTCGCGCAAACGAGTCGTGTTCACTGACAAAACCCCAACTCCGGGCCGCCATTGATGCGGCGGACGATTGGGCTGATGCCAACGCTGCTGCATACAATAATGCATTACCTGCCGCCGCGCGTACCAATCTGACAGCAAAGCAAAAAGCCTATTTGCTGGCACTGGTCATCATGCGGCGATGGGAGGTCGGCTGATGGCTACACGGTTTGTACTCACTCCCGAATCGGCTGCACCCGTTGCAGGCTCTACTTTCCCAGAGCGCGGACGAGACGCCCAAGACCGTTCCTATTTGGCGTTCGATGCTGCGAATGATGAACTTGCCGAATGGGGCGGTCTGGTGATGCCGCAAGGTATCACGGGAACATGGACGGCGCTGGTGTATTACTACATGGCCTCGGCAACCAGCGGCAGTGTACGCGGGCAAGGCGCGGCTGAGTGCATCACCCCCGGCGATGCCCTTGATCTGGATTCTGCCAGCAGTTTCGATACCGCCAACAGTGCTGGTGATACTGTGCCAGCGACAGGGCAGTACTCGGATGTGTTGAGCATCACCATGACCAACATGGACAGCCCCGCCGCTGGTGATTTATTTCGCTTTCGCTTTAACCGGGATGCTGACCAGACAAGCGGGACGGATGACGCCGCTGGAGATATGCGCGTTATATCAATCGAACTCCGCGATGGTGCGTAATCCATGACCCGCTTTGATGCCGCCGCAGATCGTCAGTTAAGGACGAGCGATTTGCTCTCCATGAACAGTGATTACACGATCATGGGTTGGGCTTATTTGTCGTCTGATACCAATACCTATCAGACGTTCTACGGGGTATCCGACGACAGCACCAACAACTTCGACACCTGTGGCGCAAGTGCCGATGGCACAACCTTCATGGTTGGGCGAACCAATGGTGGCGCTGGTACGTTCGTCGAAAATACAGGGACGGTGCTGTCCTTAAATACGTGGTATCACTGGTGCGTGGTGCGGTCGGGCAGCAACTTGACCGGGTATCTGAATGGCGTTCAGGATGTCACCATCAGCAGCAGCATCAGCGGACGTGCGGCTGCTACACGCATGGAACTCGGTGGGGCAACCTCTGCTAATCTTTCTCGGCTGGACGGGCGCGAAAATTACATCAAGGCATGGGCGGCTGCCCTCACGCTGGCGGAAATCAACATTGAACGCCCGCTGATTCGTCCAACACGGCTGGCAAATCTGTATGGTTGGTGGCCGCTGCTGGCGGGCAGCGCCGAAAGATTGCGGGACTATTCAGGATTCGGACGGGCATGGACTGAAGTCGGAACGCTGACGGATGAAGACCAACCCCCTGTTGCATGGGGCGGCTCGATTTATGTCATAGCACCGAACTTCAGCGTTGCGATAACACCCAATCCAGTCAGCGCGGCGGCATCTAAGATTGACCCAACGGTTGTACTTGGAAGCCTATCCCTATCACCCAACCCGGCAGCCAGCAGCGCGGCGGTTGTTGACCCTACAACCGTTTTAGGCAGCGTCGCCATTACCCCTTCGCCAGTAAGTGCTGCATCCAACGTAATCGCCCCCACTGTCGTACTCGGCAACGTTGTAATCACCCCTGCCAGCGCCGATAGTGTGACCGCAGTGGTCACGCCGGATGCGGTGTTGGGCAGTCTGACGATTGCCCTTGATCCTGTTCAGGCTGTTGCTGCGGTTGTTGCGCCGACTGTGCTGGAAGGCTCTGTTTCCATTACGCCATCCCCAGTGGCAACCGCCGCGTCTGGCGTCGATCCGATTGTGGCGATGGGCAGTCTGAGTCTTTTGCCTGCGGCAGCAGCGGCGGCAGCAGGTGTTATTGATCCGACTGTTGTGCTGGGCAGTATTGTCGTAGCACCGGGGGCGGCTAATGCGGTAGCAACGACCATAGCGCCAACAGTGGAAGGCGGCGGAATCATCTTCACGCCTGATCCGGCTTTGGTAGCAGCAGTGAGTGTCAATCCTGATGTTGTATTGGGCAGTCTGATTTTGACACCGCAATTTGCTTCAGCGGTTGCGACAGTTCTTGATCCAACGGTCGTAGCAGGCGGTGATTTGGTAATTGCGCCAAATTCAGCATTCGCAGTCTGTACAACTTTCCAGCCAGATATCATTTTGAGCAGTGTTGTAATTACGCCCGCAGCAGGTGAAGTTGTAACAACCGTAAATAACCCTGCGGTCTTAGTTGGCTCACCTGAAACATCCGGCAGTGTGATAGTTACTACGCAACCTGCCGGGAGCGTTGCGTTTGCAATCATCCATGCGGGGACATTGACCATAGATATTCAACCGAGGGACTCATGAGTCAAGTTTTTAGCGGGGCTGAACAACAGCTGACGTTTACCTTTAAGAATGTCAGCGGCACATTGAGTAATCCCACAACCATTAGCTTTATGCTGATGCGACCAGATGGGACGGTTGTATCCCCAACCTACACGCAGGCCGATATGAGCAATCCGTCAACAGGTGTTTGGCGTTTTCTGTTCACCTTCGATGAAGAAGGGCGCTGGCGGTATCGCATTACATCTACCGGAACGCCCAAAACAGCCTTTCAGGGTTTTGTTGACGTTGCAGATAATCCCTTTGCTGAGGTGTAATGGTCGAACCAATTGCAACCAAGCAGGTTTTGGGGAAAGCCCAAAAGGGATTCCGGCGCGATGTACGGTTGGAATTTCAACGGACTGCTGCATCTATTCGTCAAACCATCATGCGGGCGGCCAACGCCAATGGTGTCATCCCAATCAGCCGTAAAGAAGCGGTTGTACGCGAAGCCGGGGGCATTCTCCAGCGCATGTTCATCGGCTACAACGGACAGCCTTTTGCAGACGATGGTGTGACGGCGACCGCGCCCTATCCGCAACTGCTCAACAAGTGGTATGTGCTGACGGTTACGGGGGTCGTCAAACAACACCATAACTGGATGAAGCGGCACATTCCCGAAGATGTGTTTAATGCACTACGGTGGCGGCGGTCGCGTCCCATTCCGGTCAAGGTTGCAGAAGCGGCTAACCCTTTCTTGCGCCACGAAGGGGAGAGCGTTGAAGACCATATCAAGCGGTTGGCTGACCTGCGTATCTTCCGCCCGAATCCGCTGGCGGAATACGACCCGATGCATACATGGGTTGATCCCAACGGATACCGACTCAGCGACCGCATTTGGAATACCAGCGATACCGCACGTAATCAGCTTAACAATCTCATCCGGGACGCCATTAATCAGGGGATGCCTGCTGAGAAGCTGGCGAAGCTGATTGAACAGTTTCTTGACCCGGAGCGGGCGGCGCTGCGAACCCAGAAACCGTATGGGCGCGACGGCAGCTTTGATGCCATGCGCCTTGCGCGAACGGAGATTTCCCGCGCCCACGCGCAGGCGGCTTTTATCGCCGCCTATTTGAATCCCTACACCAAAGGGGTTGATTGGGCGTTGTCGCCCTCCCATCCAAAACGGGATGTGTGCGATTCGCGCGCCACTATCGGCATGGGTGGCGAACGCCTCAAGGACTCGTATCCATTTGAAAGCGCACAGCTTCCACCTGCACATCCCCATTGTTTATGTAGGGTGCAGTCAGACATGCGGGATGACCCGGCAACCGTCACCGCACAGCTTAAGGCGATTCTAGACGATGCCCAAGCGCAGTATCTTGAACCCTATCTCACACCTGCGGCGATAGACGAATTTATCCTGTCGCTGCTTGGCCCAATCCTCAATCAGTTCTTAGGACAACTGGCAGCATGAACCAACTTCCCAAGTTTAACTATTTCACTGACGTGCTGATTTATATCTGCGATACGTTCAATCTCGATCACCAGACGATGATTCTGCTCAGACAGCGGCTTGAGAAGGCATTTCACAGTCAAGGCAAGCCCAAGAAAAAAACACCTGCAACCCTGATGCAAATCGCACTATTGATGCTGTCGGACTTCAATGCAGGACGCACAGTTCAACAGGTTCTTGATCGGTCAGACAAGGACTTTATCAAGCTGGCACGAAAGGTTAAACCCCAATGAAGATGGCACTTGGGTTTATGTTCCAGAACGAAGCGGCGTGGATAAATCTTCACCTGCCAGTGCTGTTGAAATCCGCTATGGTGGATGGCGTGGTTGCCATTGATGGCGGTTCAACGGATGGCGGGCGGCAGGTGATTGAGTCGCTCGGCGGCCAAGTCCGTGACCGGGTGTGGGACTGGAAACCGTGCGAACAGGAAAACGCGGTGATTCAGTTTGCCGAAGCAGAAGGTTATGACGCCCTGATGCTGGTCGCGCCGGACGAATTGTGGTTTCCTGAACATCTCGACCAGATCAAAATGTTTTTGGCAGGCGGACAATACAAGGCGCTGCGTTTCCCCACCTACAACTTCATGAAAGACCGTCTGCATTATTCGCCTGTTCCCCCGTATTACCCGGACGCACATGTACGCGCGTGGATGTTGAATGAGGGCGTTCGGCATGTGGGGGCGCTGGACAGCGTTCCCAACACGGATGCATTAGGGTGGTACGAGGGCGATAAGCTGCTGTCTGTCCCGCATATTCACCTGTACCACTATGCCCACATCAAAAATCGGGCGTGGTACACCCTAAAGGGACTCAATTTTCACCGCGTCAAAGACGGACTTTCGCCTTTGGGCGAATTACCGGAAGGCACACCGCTGGCCGCTTACCCAATGACCATTCCGTTTGTGGGGGTGCAGCCGCTAGACCCATCTGTAGGGAAACGTGCGCCGCTGCCCTACTTTGAAGAAACACCCGCCCAAACCAGCAATGGGGCGTTTATGTACAAATCATTTGCAGTAAACCACCAAGAGACATTTACAAATTGGGAATGGCTGCCCGAAATACACACGGCCATCCATCTGGGCAGTGGTATAGGCGAATTCGGCGTTGGGCTAAAAAAGAAATTCCCCAATGCACAGCTTATTACTGTCGAAACCGTAGAACCAAAAGGGACGGATTTAATTCAACTTAACCTTGCACATTGGCCTGACGTGTATTGCTATGAGTGGAAAGACGAATCTGATCGTTCAGGGCAAGGCGGAGCACAGTTACTAGAAACAATGTTACACCGTCATCTGATGCCAGAGGTTGATCTGCTGTACCTTGATGCCCGCCCATATTATCAGGCGGTGTTCAATAACCTGCCTGTAGAGCATCAGCAGCGGTTTAAGTGGATTATCACATCCGGGGTTATTGCGCCAGCAACCCACGAAGAAGTGATGCGCGTGAATGGAATGGTCTACTGGAGGCGGAAGGCGTGAATATTCACTGTATTGTCATTGCCTATGGACTGGTTGAAGATTTGCTGCGTTTGTTCGAGCGTGGCAATGCGCCAAACATCATGTGGCATCTGTTTCTGCACAGCACCATTCCGCAGGTAGTTACTGCCTGTGACCAACTGACAGCGCAGTATCCGAACCTGTATTACTACCGCCATATGCGAAATCGCGGTCTATCCGCATCATGGAACGATGGCATTGAGGCTGCTTACCGCGACGGCGCGGACGTGGCGCTTATCATCAATGACGACATGATTCCGGGGCCGGGTGATATTCAGAAGGTCGCCCAAGCCGCGCTTGATCATCCAGATTGCGGCATCGTCAAATGTTGGGGATTCGATCTGCGCTCCATGACACACACCACAATGGAATTTGGGCTGACCGCGATCACCAAACGTGGTTGGGAAGTGGTGGGCGCTTTCGACGAAAACATTTTCCCGATCTATTGGGAGGACATTGATTGGGGCAGGCGTCACGGATTAGCAGGACTGCCCATGCATATTGTCGATAACACCAGTGCAGTTCACGCGGGAAGCAAAACCAGTGTTACTGTGCCGGGACTGCTTCAGGAAACATCACAGGCATATAACCAGAATGAGGCGTATTACCGTCGCAAATGGGGCAGAACTCATACAGAAGGGGAGTCCTACGCCACCCCCTTTAATGACCCTGCATTGACCTTCTACATCGCGCCGGAACAGCGCCATGCGCCGTATCCCGGTTATGACAGGACAGACCGATGAAATACCTTGTGACAGGTGGGTTTGGATTTATTGGCAGTCATCTTGTGGAACGGCTGCTGAAGGATGGGCATCAGGTTCACATTGTTGATAACCTGAGCAGCAATGGGGTAATGCCAGATGTTCTGCTGGACGAATGGGGGCATCCTGAAGGACTCACATTTGATCTGGCGGAATTCACAGAATGGCGTGAGGGGAAAGCCTACCACCATCGGGGTTTTGACGGCATCTTTCATCTCGCCAGCCCGGTTGGGCCAGCCGGGGTTCTGCAACATGCGGGCGATATGGTATGGGACATCACCATGAGTACCTACGCTGCAATGGCATTGGCACAAAATGTCTGGAAGGCCAAATTGGTGGATGTTTCCACCAGCGAAGTCTACGGTGGCGGCCAGCAGGGATACTGCTCTGAAGAATTGCCCCGAATCATTCAGGCTGAAACGACGGTTCGGCTTGAATACGCCGTCGCAAAGCTGGCCGCAGAAACCGCGATTATCAACATGTGCAAAGTACATGCGCTTAATGCCGTTATTGTGCGCCCGTTCAATGTGGCTGGGCCGCGCCAGTCCGGTAAAGGCGGCTTTGTGCTGCCGCGCTTTATTCAGCAGGCAATGGCGGGTAGTGGGCTAACCGTGTTTGGCGACGGATCGCAGATTCGCGCCTTCACGCATGTGGTAGACATCGTAGATGGGCTGGTACGCGCAATGGACAAGGGGCGCTCTGGCGAAGTCTACAATTTGGGCAACCCTGCCAACAAAACCACCATCCTTGATCTTGCAGAACGGGTTATTGAGATTGTGGGGCAGGGCGCGATTGTCTTTACCGATCCCAAACTGCTGTATGGGAAGCTGTATGCGGAAGCGGCGGATAAGTATCCAAACGCCACCAAAGCACAGCGCGATTTGGGATGGACACCTACACGCAGTATTGACCAGACGATCAAAGACGCCTATGCCTACATACAGCATTTAGCCGAGCCTGTTGCAATTACAGAACACTTGTGCTAAATTAAGGATTGAACAATTATACGAATCCGCGAGGCGGACAGAGGGCGAGGCCCTATGTTCGCCTTTTTTGTTGTTGGACGTGTTGTGATGGAACGGATTGCTGAAACCCTGTATGGCCCGCTCAAGGGGGATTATCCCAAAGATATTCCTACCTATCCATCGGTCGATACCGAACTGCTTTACGAAGGGGATGATAAACCATTCCATGTGGTATTGCCGATTGCAGAGGTTGGGCGTATCAGCGAAAACGGCCTGTTGTATGACGAGGCGCTTGTCAACGCCATTGCTGAACAGTTACCGGGTTCAGGTGGCATACGCGGGCATATTCCATCCGACCAGATCAGTTCGGCGTTTCCAGTGGACGCGGTTCACTGGATTGGGCATGTCATTCAAGAAAATGTGCTGTGGGGCAAGGGCTACATCCCTCCGGGGGAAACCCGCGAAGACGTGAGACGTCGGAAAGCGCGAGGCGGCAACTTAGGCACATCCATCTTTGGGGACGCAATCAAGGAAACAACCGACAAAACCAACAAACGGGGCAATAAGGTTTGGCGCGCTCGGAATTTCCAGCTTGAAACACTGGACTTGGCGCACGACAAACGGGCTTCACTGCGCCAGAAGCGCGGGTTCGCAATCGTTGGTGAAACAGAAGGATACCCTCAAATGGAAAACATGACTGTGGCAGATGTTCCACAGAATATCCGTGAGCAGATTATTCGGGGCTATGAAACCGAAGAGAAAGCCCAACGGGTAGCTGAGCTGGAACAGAAATTGCAGACTGCCGAAGAACGGGTGAAGGTTGCAGAAGCACAGGTCGCAGAAGCGGCAAGCTGGAAATCCATTGTTGCAGAAATTCGCAGCACCATTGGCAAGGACACCGATACCGTTCAGATCATTGCGGAATACCACAACCAAATCACCAAGCTGGCTGAGATGTTGGGCGTTCCATTTAGCAATATCACCGTCAAAGTCGAGGAAATGCACGAACAGGTAGCGGAAATGAAAGAAGCTGCCTTTGAAGGGGCTGTGGTCGCAGAAGTCGAAAAGCGCACTGCATGGAAGGTGAACAACCCCAAAGTTCAGGAACAAGTCAAGGCATTTCGGAATTCGTTCAAGAAAGCGATTCTGGCTGAGATGGGTGACGAACGCGCTACCGAACGTATTGCGGAAACCGCGACAGGTCTTTGGGACAGCGAGTACAGTCTGATCGCACAGGGATTGCTCACCACGCTGGGCGGCCCCGCTGCGGCAATTGGTGGGAAGTCACCCGCGATTGAACAGCGCGTAGACCTTGACGTGCCTGAAACGCGCACTGCTGTCAAAGCCAAGTTCGGTTTGTAACCAGCACTGCTGGAGAAATACGAGACATAACACATGGCAATTCTCACACTGGAGGCCAAAGCAGTACGCCCGCTGTTTGGCTCAGTCACCAGTTCAAAGGTAATGGGCGAAGCATCAAGCGTGAAAAAGATCGTGTTTGTTGGCCCGGACAGCCTTATGTACGAAGCCGCAGGCGACGATAACAACCACGCGACAGGTCTTTTGGGCATGATCGTTTCCGGTGGACGCGCAGCCACCGACGGCACGGTACAGGCGGGCGAAGCGGTTGACGTGCTGTGGTTTGGGCGCGTTGAACTGGGTACAACGTTGGACGAAACCAAGCAGTATTACCTCGCTGACGAAACAGGTGGGGTAAAAGGACTGATTGGCGACGCCCCCGGCACGGTTACCCGCCGCTTGGGTAAGCCGGAAAGCTCGCGCGTTTTCTTTTTCAACCCGCAAGACGTGGCGACTGCCTACACGTAGGCCGCACCGAAACAACACTAAGGAGAAACAAATCTCATGCCATCAATTGGGCCACGTATGTTACTCGACATCGCCCTGCCGACCGGGGTTGATGCGAACACCATTCTCAATTTCGAGATGCGGGAAGGGATGACCCCGCAAGATGTCATCACTATGGCGGTCACCGTCATTGGTGAGGCCAATGAATATGTGCGGATGACCTATGGCGGTCTGTACGCCGAAACACAGCGCCTGTGGTCGCGGTATCGCAAAGGCGATGGTACACGGTCAATGACGCCTAAACGCAGCGAAGTCAGCCGCAAGGACGGCATTCGCGGGGATCGTATCGGGCATATGTTGGACATCGAATCGTTCGATGATGCCAACGACTGGACAACTGATTATCTGCGCGAGGCGATCCGCGAAGACCTGCGCGATGATGTGCTGATGGTTCGTGACCGCTGGATTAACCGCTGCGACTACAACTTCATCTGGCGGATGCTCAGCAACACTGAGGTTCAAATCGGGCAAACGGGTTGGGCGCCGGGATGGGCAATTGGCAGCGGTGGAAACCTGCCTTTTGTTCCGCCGCAGTACGGCGCGTATAAGTTCGATAGTACCCACACACACTACATCCGCTACAACGCTGCGTACAACGCAACCAATCTGGCGACAGCATTGGATCGTGGGGCGCAGGAACTGTCGCATCACGGGCATACCGGGCAGAAGATTTGCCTCATGAGCGAATCCAACCTGAGTATCCTGAAAACCATGACGGCAAAGGAACTTGCACGTTTTCTTCCTGCGGGCTTCCGGCCTGCGGGCGGCAACACCGGACAATCCACACTGCCCGGCGAATTGGAAGGTATTCCGGGCGAAACCGTCGCGTGGTATGCCAGCGACTACGGCATGGTTCAGATCAAGTATCACCCGCGCCTGCCTGCTGGCTATCTGTGGATGGGGAAGTCCTACGGTATCGACAATCCGGCGAACCCGCTGGCACTGCGGACTGATCCGCTGCGCGGCGGCTTCGGCATCGTGGTTAATCCACAGGTGGATAACAGCCTGAATCCACGTCTGCAAAAGCTCTCCTATGAGGGCAAAAACGGCGTGAACGTCAATGACCGCACCAACGGCGTAGCCATTCAGATCGAAACAGGGTCTGATGACTACGAAAGCCCAACGGACACCGAACTCGGCGTGGAGACCCAAGCCGCGTAATGAAAGCTATAAACTGGGTTGCGTACCGGTTTATCAAAGAGGATGGCTACGGGCGCTTTGGCATCAATATGGTGCGGGCGCTCGTGGCCGCTGGCCTACAGGTTACACCCGGTACGACAGAAGCGATAGCGGAACTGCCCGCTTGGATGCAGAACCTTGCAGGCTGGAATTGGGGGAATACCACCATCCAGTGCCTACCCGCAAACATGGCAATGCCTCTCGCGGGGCGCAGCTTTATTTTTTCCATGACCGAAGATACAGGCTGTCCCAAAGATTGGCCTGACAAGATCAACACCATCGCGGAACGGCTGATTGTCCCCTGTGAACAAAACGTGGAAGCCTTTCAGCGGCGGGGTGTCAAATGCCCGATTCATGTGGTGCATGGCGGCACAAACCCCGAAGAATTTCCGGTCATTGAAGCCCCACAGAATGGCCGCCCATACACGTTCCTCTGTTTGGCGGATCGCCTGCCGCGTAAAGGCACAGAGGTTGTATGGAGTGCCTTCTACAAGGCGTTTGAAAATAACCCTGATGTACGGTTGATTGTTAAAGGGCGTCCGTCGTCCATGCAGTGGCTCAACACGTTCAACTTTGTGGACAAACGCATCACCTTTTGGAAAGCGGATGTGGAGTCGATGGCGGATGTGTTCGCCCAAGTGGATTGTTTCGTATTCCCCTCATTCGGGGAAGGGTGGGGGATGCCACCGCGCGAAGCCGCCATGATGGGTTTGCCTGTGATTGCGACCCGCTGGAGTGGACTGGAAGTTGGCATTGATGAATGGGCGATTCCGGTCAACACGTTCAAGATGGGCGAAAGCACACTGCCACATGGCAGCAGTCAATGGGCGCTCCCTGATCTGGACGAGGTTATCGCCCATATGCGCTGGTGTTACGAAAATCAGGACGCAGCGCGGATGCGCGGGCGCAAAGCGGCTGCATGGCTGCGCGAAAACCAGACATGGAAACACAGCGCCCAACAAGTAATGAGGCTGCTCGAAGAACATGGCTAACCTAACTGCAACAGAGATTGAGCGCATTCGCCGCAAAATCGGAGACAATGGTGTTCCCCAAGAGGGAGGAGAGCCGAAATACACATTCCAAGACTCCGAAATCCAAGATGAATACGATGCTGCGGGCGGGGACTTCAATAAGACAATTCTTGCGCTATATGAGGATTTGCTTGGCAGTGCGTGGCGCTTCCACGACTACACCCAAAACCAATCCGACGAAAAGAAGCAGCAGATTTTTAAGAATCTGGAAGCTGCTGCTAAATGGTGGCGGCAAAAGGTTGCAGACGATACAGCCATAGCCACTAGAGCAGTGCCGCGTATCATCGGCGTTGAAGTTGTTCCGCCAGATGACAAATCTGCACCGGAAGGGTGGGACTGATGGACATCAATGTGATTACCGGGCAAGGCCAACCGATTGAGGCAACCGAACGGGCGACTGATGCATGGTCACATATCCTCGAAAAACCCACCAGCATTGTGCTTGTGCGTGGCAAAAATACGACCCTTGCTGCACAAACCGTCCGCATTGAATTTACCAGCACCACGCGCGGCACAGAGGTTACAGGGCAGGGGGGCGGTCAATCTTCTAACCAATCCGTTGTCATCTTTGGTGTACGCGATCATCCCACCATTCCCGATACCAACATTGAACGTGACGACCGTTTTGTTGAGGATGGCATTTTCTTCCGAGTCACCGATGTTGTGAAAACCATCGGGCAAATCCAAGCGAACGCAGATGCCAACCAATGAGATTCGTTGGTATGGCATCGAAGAAATGCAGACCAACATCCGCAAATATGGCGAAGCGGCGCGTTTTGCAGTGGTGCAGGTTGCTCAATACTGGCAGCCTGTTATAGAAACCTTCGCCAAAAACAACGCCCCGTGGACAGATCGCTCTGCCAACGCCCGCCAATCCTTAGAAGCATGGGTAGATGATCTCTCCGAAGATACGGTTAAACTCTACCTCTCCCACGGAATGACATATGGCATTTTCCTTGAAACCCGTTGGGCAGGGCGTTATGCCATCATCTGGCCGACGCTTGAGCAGCACCTTGAACCGATTGCCCAAATGCTGCGCGGCATCTTCGGGCGCTGATTTTCGCCAATGGGCGAAAATATAGTAAAAATAAAGGGGCTACTAATTCATAAGTGAGGGGTTATGAGACGAAAATCGCGTCGCGTCAAGGTCATCCGTATCAATCATGGCATTATGGGCAATCCGCATAGCCGCAATATCGAACGCGCAATCACCAAATGGATGAAAAAAGGGTATCGGTTAGACAAACAGCAAGACGAACGGGGGAGGGGGTGTACGAGTTGGGGCTACACCCTACTAACGTTCATAGAAGAAGAATAAATCAGCCTGCTTGAAATAATCGAACAATTGTGCTAAATTAAGTCTATAAGCAGATAAATTCCGCGAGGCGGAACGTGCCGATACTGTCGGTGTGTTCCGCCTTTTTGTTTGGAGGCGACATGAAAAGACTCCTGTTGGTGCTAATCGGACTGCTGTTGTTGGCACTGCCCGTACAGGCACAGGATGCACCGCTAACCCCTGACCAGATTCGGGCGCTGGTGTTGAATACGCTGCCCGGTGGGGTGGGGCTGTCGCTAGATGTGTATTACACCCGCGAAGTCCGCGAAACCGTTGCTGGTGAAATCGCTCTTGGAACGGCGGTCACCTTTAACGCAACCGCAGAACTGGCAATCGGGCAGGTTGGCACAACCAGCGGTGTGATTGTGGGCTACATCTTCGCCTCGCCATCCAACACCATTCCTGCTTCACTGACCGGAGCATTCAACCGGGCGGATTGGGCAACGGTGCGTTACATCATCCGCTTCACCCGCGCACCGGGAAACCTCCACTTGGATGAAGTCGCGCTGGACGCTGACCAGTTTCAGGTTGTTTAAATGCCCACCCTGCGCGAACTCCTCCAATCCACCTTAACAGCAGATGCCACGCTGACCGCACTGCTGCCGGGTGGATTCATGGATGCCAACGACCTCCCGCAAGACAGCGGCGGCGCAGCCAGCGCCCCACGTCAAGGCGACGGGATACGCATCAATCCGTTTGGAATTATCCGGTATCGCGCAGGCAACCGCACACAGGCAGATGTTCCAAGCCTGCGTTCTGGGCAGCAGTCCATCGAAATCTATGTCTATGAGGATGTGGGCTACGGCGTGATTGACGCGGCGATTGATCGACTCATCACGCTGCTGGACAACACATACCTGTACCCCACAGACCGCGCAATTGTCCATCTGCTCAACAGTTTCGAGTCAGAAGAAATCCCGGCTGAAGAATTTGGCAATGCGCCAAGCCGCTTCGTCCGGTTCCAAACCGTAAGCACACGCTAGAGAGGAACGACCAATGGCTGTTTATTCTGAAGTGATCTACAACCCGACAGAGACGTGGATCGCCAAACTCAAAAACGACAACACCTATGAAACCCCGGTCAAGATCGACTACTTGGGCAAGGTGTCCTTCACGGTCGAAGCCGACACCGACGAACTGATGTCAGGCGGCATGATCGTCGAAACCCTCGCCATCCCCAAGAAAAACACCGGGGAAATCACGATGGGTAAGCTCAATCTGGACGCGATGGCGGCCATGTGCAACTACCCAACGGGCGAGTATTACACCACGCCCAATCGGGTTTCCGTGCTCGACCTGCTCATGGGTGGTGAAGGATTGCCCTTCTTTGGCATGATCGTTGCCTACGCCTCCACGCTCGGCGCGAACGTGATGGTGGGCTTCCCCAAAGCCAAGCTGCAAACCGTCCCCGGATTCGATGTTGACCAAAACAAATTCCGCATTGGCAGCGCCAATTTCGATGCCATTGCCCCTTCAACCAGCGTTCGTAAAGCGGCGCGTTTCAAGTTAAACGAGACGGCTGCCACGATTGAAGCGTTCTATGCGGCGTCGGCAGGGAATTTCCTGTCGTACTTCAAAGCGCCGACCGATATGTTCGCCTAGAGGTACACAATGGCTTCATCCGCAAAAGACTTTCGCCGTATCGAAACACTCACTTTGCCATCCGGACTGCAAGTGGATGTCCACCCGATCAACCTCCAACGGTTGGTCTTGACTGCCCCTGCGGGAACACTGCCTGACCCGATTACCAAGCGGGTGATGGACAGCCTCATCAAAGGGAAAAAGGTCAACCCGAAAGAGCAACCGGAGTGGACGCCTGACGATGTGCCGAAACTCAACCATCTGATGGAGATGGTGGTGAAGGCCGTCGTCGTTTCACCCGCGATTGTGGATGCCCCGGACTATGAGCAAAACCAGATGGCGATTACGGATTTGCAGGATGCGGAAATCAACCAAATTTTCGCATGGGCTATGCCGGGGGTGAACGCGGAAATCAACGCCGCGATCACGTTTCAGCAGTGATCTTTACCAAGTCTATGCGCTCTACGAACGCTGCGTCGATTTTGGGCTGAATCCCTCTGACGAGTTTGGGCTGACCGAAGAATGGGTTCGCTACTGCTTCAACAATGCCGTATGGCAGTTCGGGCGAACCGTCCGCAACAAACTTGACGAGTTTGATGTGAACAAGGCAACCGGCGAACGCAAGCGCAAGTGGACGCTTGAACAGATTTTGGAAGGCTACGCCTTCGGGCGGCTTCAGCAAATGAGTGCCGCGTTCCTGCTGAGTGGACAAGGCTCAATGGATATTTAGATGCCTCCAAACCGCGATCCCGCCACCGGGCGCTTTATATCAAGCGGCGGTGGTACACAGCTAGGCAATGCTTACGGTGTCATCACGATTGACACCAGCGGCATTGACGCGGCTATTGACCGGGCGGTCAGCGCGGTTGGGCGGATTCCCGGTGCAATACAACCGGGCATTGATAAGCTGCTGGATTCGGTCGGCACTATCGCAGGCAACCTCACCGCGCTCACTGCGCCGCTGATGGTGGCAGGTGGGGCAGGGGTTAAAGCGGCAGCAGACTTCGATGTACTGCTCACGCAAATTGAAGTGTTCGGCAATGTCGCCCCTGACCAGATGGAAAAGGTGCGTCAGTACGCGCTGCAAATGGGCGCGGATACCAAGTTCGCGTCATCGGATGCTGCCTCTGCCATGCTCGATCTGCTGAAATCCGGGCAATCGCTAGAACAGGCAATGGCAACCCTGCCAGAAGTCCTGAATCTGGCAGCAGCAGGCGAGATCGGGCTGGCAGAAGCAGCGGGCATCGTCTCATCTGGTTTGGCAGTCTTCAAGCTGGGCGCGGAAGATGCTGCGCGGGTATCCAATGCGCTTGCACAGGCGGCGAACGCCAGCCGTGCGGACGTGCGCGGACTAGGGCAAGCGCTGAACAACGTCGGGCCAGTCGCTGCACAATTTAATCTCAGCATCGAAGATACAGCGGCGGTGTTAGGCGTGTTCGCCCAAAACGGTATCATGGGGGCTGAAGCCGGAACACAGCTTCGCTCGATGCTCTTGAATATGTCCGAGCAGACGCCCAAGACGAAGGCGGCATGGGATGAACTAAACATCTCCATGTACGACAGTCAGGGCAACATGCGCGATTTCAACACCATCATCAAGGAGTTGGATACCGCGCTCGACAGACTCCCGGTAGAAGATCAAAACCGCCTGATGGCGCAACTCGGCGGTTCATACGGTATCGTCGGTTTGTCAGCACTCCGCGCAGCGGGCGGTATCGACAGTATGCGGGCGTCAATGGCCGAAGCCCCCGAAGCGGCCAGCATTGCAGAACGGTTCATGGAAACCTTCAAGGGCAAGGTCGAGTCCCTCATGGGGTCAATTGAAACCCTGCAAATCACAGCGCTGACCCCCTTCATGAATGATTTCCTCGCGCCGCTGGCAGATCGTGTGATTGAGGTCGTCAACGCAACCACCCAATGGGTTGAAGCCAATCAGCCAATCGCCCAAACCATCATTCGCATTATTGCGGTCGTAGGGGCGCTTGCCCCGATTATTTGGGGCGCAACCAAAGCCATACAGTCGGTTATTTCCGTATTTCGGGCATTAGGGACAATTATCACTTTGGCTACTTCTAGCTGGATTGTTCCCTTAATCGCCGCGATTGCCGGGTTGGTGTGGGCATTCCAGAACAACTTTTTGGGCATCCGGGATTTCTTGCAGCCCATCATCGACAACATTGTGGGTGGATTCCAAACCCTTTTCGGGGTGTTAGGCAACCTCGGCAACATTGTGGATACGCAGGGCATTGGCGCGGCAATTGATTACATCCTGAACGCCTTTGCTCAAATGTTTGGCCTCGTGGATTCGGGCGATTTCCTTGAACCACTGCGGGGATTTGGCGATGGCATTGTAGGCGCGTTCCTGTCGGTTGTCAGCTTCATTCAAGCCAATGTGCTGCCCGTTCTCCAGCAGGTGGGGGATTGGTTTATCAACACCGCACTGCCCGCTATCATCACCTTCGTGACGACGGTGGCTATCCCGGCGATTGGGTCATTCTTCAACTTTTTGGGGCAGGCGTGGGCGGTCATCGGGCCAGCCTTGTTTGCAATCGCCGACTGGTTTATCAATACTGCGCTACCGTTCATTGTGTCCTACATTCAAACGGTTGTCGTTCCCGCTTTTCAGGGGTGGTTTAATTTCTTAGGCCAAGTGTGGGCAATCATTGGCCCCGCGCTGGCCTCGCTTTATGACTGGTTCGTCACGACGGCACTCCCCGCGATTGTCACTTACATCACGGATACCGTTGTTCCGGGTGTACAAACCTTTATTGACCAGTTGGTGAACTTCTGGACAAACATCCAACCAACCCTGCAAAGCGTTTATGACTGGTTTATCACAACGGGATTGCCCGCAATCGTTACGTTTATCACCGATACGGTTGTGCCGGGCGTACAAGATTTCATTGATTTGGTGGTGGGCATTTGGGAGGACATTCAGCCCACACTCCAAAGTGTTTATGACTGGTTTATCACGAGTGGGCTTCCTGCCATCAGTGACTTTATTACGCTGACGGTCGTTCCTTCGGTGCAATCGTTTATCGACAAGGTGACTGCCATTTGGACATTGGTCGAGCCGGGATTGACCAGCCTCAAAAATGGCATGAGTGCGGTGTTTGACTGGATCAACACC